TTGATTTGGCCTGTCTGGCATGTCGCGTTTCCACATGCAAAATGGGTGATTGTCAGGAGGAGGACAGGAGATATTGTTGAATCTTGCTTGAAAACTAATTTCATGTCAGCATTTAAGGATCCTGAAAATTGCAAAGCGGTTGGAGTTGAAACCGAGCGGGATGGCTGGATTTGGTGGGTTCATGAGTACGAGAAGAGATTTGTCGACATGATTTCGACTGGATTGAATGTTAAAATTATTTGGCCCGAAAGAATGGTCTATGGAGATTTCCAACAGCTGTACGAATTGATGGATTGGCTGGGGCTGAGCTGGAATACAGATGTCTTAGGTTATATTGACCCAAAACTTTGGACGGCAAGGAGAAAAGCGAAATGCCACCTCGTATCTCAGCAGAGAATGTCAAGGCAATCATATCAACATCGCTCGAAGGAAGCGACCTCGATCCATTCTTGAATGCTGCTAATTTGCTGGTTGACTATCATTTGGCTTCTTCTGGAGAATTTAATGAAAGCCATCTTGCAGAGATTGAAAGATGGCTGGCTGCACATCTTTTGGCTTCATCTGTAGAGTTGCAAGTTTCTAGTGAAACAGTTGGCGGTGTTTCAGTTTCATATACTGTTCCTTCTGGCGGATTGAGGTTGAATTCTACGACTTATGGCCAGCAGGTTTTGCTGTTGGATGTGAGTGGCAAGTTGGCATCATTGGGCAAGGGAAAAGTGTCAATACATGCGATTCGGTCCTTTGATGACTAACTATCATTTAGGCAGGATTTAATGTTATGATGTTCAGAAAAAATTGGCTGGGACAAAAAGCGATATATTGGGGCAATCCTGTTGTGGACGGGTATGGTGGATTTACCTATAATGATCCTGTTGAGATAGATTGCAGGTGGGAGCAGAGAGTCAGATCTGTTGTAAATTCATTTGGAGAGACAATAATTAGCGAAGCCCAAGTTATTGTCAATCAAGACTTGGATATTGGAGGAGTTCTCTTGCTTGGATCTTTTGACGATTATGACAGTAGTCAGTTTAACGACGACCCAATGAAAATTTCAGGAGCATCAAAGATAAAATACTTTGAAAAAATCATGGACATGCGTGGTAAGTTTTTCTTCAGGAGGGCTTATTTGTGATGGTTGAAATTTCTGGTGAAAAGAAAAAAGATCCACATGTAGGACTTCTTCTCGTGACTTCTAGATTGAACAAGAAGATACAGGAGCTTTCTGACATCACAATGAGCGGATTGATCAAATCTGCAATGCTAATAAGGAGGGATATGGAAGTCACATCTCCATTAACTCCGGTTGATACCGGAAATTTAAGAGCGAGTTTTTTCACGACTAGCTGGGTTATCGAGCAAGGAGGGTTCAAAGTTCCCTTCGTTGCTTTGGGATACACTGCTTATTATGCTCCGTTTGTCCATGAAAAGACAAATCCAAATGTGCAATGGAGCAGGCCTGGATCTGGTCCGAAATGGTTTCAAGAAGCGTTGAAAAGAAATCATGACTTGATTTTAAAAACGATCAAAGATGAAGCCAAAAAGGCGATTAAGGGAAAACGTTAATTATTAAAGTGGGAGAAGTTTAAGATGAATTCTCCTGCAATTGATGTGAAAAACATGCTAGAGAATGGAGCCAGTTTGGGATTGAAGTTTGGCGAGAATTTATTTGTTGGGTATGAGCCGGCTTTTCCAGATGTTTGTGTTACTGTTTTGGATGTTTCTGGATGGCCTTCGAGAATGTCTTTGGACAGAGATGAATCATACAGGTATGATGGAGTGCAAGTAAGAGTTAGAGACAGAAGTTATCAAGCCGGTTGGGATATGATAAGTAAAATTGCCGATTCTATTCACGGCAGAAATCATGAGGTATGGGGTGACTCATATTATCATTTAATCAGGATCGTTGCTTCACCTCAATTTTTGGGGTGGGACAATAATGGGAGGTGTCAGTTTGCGGTAACTTTTGAATTGCAGAGATCGAAGGCGGAATAATCAACAACTTTGGAAGTTTGGTTGGCGGTATTTATAGGTTTGAAAATTTCAATTTGTAGGAGGGACAGAAAATGGCAATTGCAGGTGTAGGCACAACTTTTTCTCGGTCTTTGAATGGGACGACTTATACGACTATTGGCGAGATTAACAGTATTACCGGTCCTACAATGTCAAGAGCCACTATTGATACAACGGCTCTTGATACTGCAGGGGGCTATCGGACTTTTATCACTGGCTTCCGCAACCCTGGAACGATCACGCTAAACATGAACTTTACAATTGCAACCTATGGACTAATGAAGTCGGACTTTGAGAGCGACACGCCGAGATATTATCGTATTACTTTGCCAGATCCTGGAGCGACTACCATCGAATTCCAGGGCTTGGTCACGGAGCTTCCTCTTACAATTCCGGCGGACGATAAAGTTACTGCTAACGTTACAATCCAGATTACTGGAGAGGTTGAGGTTACTTCCTAATGAGGGAAAGTGATTGACAATTCCGAACGGGAAAAGAACAGAAGGAAAAATGCATGTCTGAAGAAAGCAGAACGGCACTTTTTACGATTCTTCCATTTAAGGCCTACTCTGTTTCTTTGGATTTTAAGTTCTTTTCCCGTTCGGTTTTTCTTTGTAAAGATGATTTGTTAATGATTGTTAGCAGACAAGTGCGTGACAAGCATACTCAGAAATCATTTAAAAAGAACAATCGACAAAGGAGGGAAATCAAATGTCACTTTTGAGCAGAGAAGATTTGTTGAAGAAGCAGGCTTTGAAAATTGAAAAGGTGGATCTTGGAGATGGCGATTATGTGTATGTAAAGCAGATGACAGGAAGAGAAAGAGACAGATTTGAAGCATCCATCATTAGACAGGTGAGGAGAGGAAATCGTATTGATTACGAGCACGACCTTGAAGATTTCAGGTCTAAGATGGCTGTTTGTACGGTTTGCGATGAGCACGGAAATCTTTTGTTGAAGCAGGATGATTATAAGACGTTGGGAGATTCGATGCCTGCTGCAAAGCTTGAGTTGATTGTGGAAGCTGCCCAACGTCTTAACAGAATTAGTCAAGAGGATAGGGATAACTTACTAAAAAACTCAGATTTCATCCCAGCAGAAGATTCCTCTTCAGGCTTTGCCGAGAACTAGGATTTCCGCATCCTGATTTTCTGCTGGACGTGCTAAATTCTGAGCAGATCTCTGAGTGGCAAGCGTATGACCAATTAGAACCTATCGGAGAATGGAGAGCAGATTATAGAATCGGGATTTTGTGTTCTTTGATTTCGCAAATTGCAATTGCTGTCTTTGGAAAGAAGGAAAGTGGCTCTAGCAATATCAGTCCGATTGATTTCATGCCAGATTGGGCCGGAGATTTCGAAGAGTCGAAAATGCTCAAGGGAAGATCGATTGCTTCCAGTCCAGAAGAGATAAAGGCTTTGTTTTCCGTTTTCGCTTCGGCTTCCTCTAGCAGCGGCGAAAAGGAGAAATAGCAAATGGCAGATCTTGGATCTTTGTTCGTTACATTGGGAGCCGATATTTCTCAGCTAAGAGAGGCGGTGTCTAAAGCTGAGTCTACTTTGCAAAGATACGCTGATAGCACAACTAAGAATTTGGGAAGGGCTGAGCAGGCCTGGAGAAAATTTAACGATAACATTTCTAAAAGCTCTTCTGCGATTACTTCTAGGCTCGAATCCTTGAAAGGGGTTTTGTTTAGTATCAACAGTGTCTTTGCTTCTTTGGGAGTCGGTTTGTCATTTAAGAAAATTATCGATGCTGCCACGGAATATCAGACTGCTTTGATTGATATGGGAAAGGTTACAGATCAATCTTTCGAAGAGATCGAGAAAAGAGTTTGGAGTCTGACAGGAAAAGGTTTTGGAAGTGCTACTGAGTTGATGCGTGGATATTATATGGTGATTTCCGCCGGAGTCACTGAGCCGGTTAGGGCGTTGGAGTTATTGGTGACGGCGTCGAAGGCGGCGAAAGCAGCGCATGTTGATCAAGCGTCTATGATTCGCGTTTTGACTGCTCTCATGACAGCTTATGGCAGGGAACTAAAGTCAACTTCAGAAGCAGCCGATATTTTGTTTGCCACAGAAAGATATGGAAAAACGACAGTCATGGAGCTGGTTCCTGTTTTAGGAACAACGGCGAACCTTGCTCATAACGTCGGACTTAAAGCAGTTGAGATGGCGGGAGCGTTGTCATTAGTGACTCAGACGGCTGGAAATACTGCAGAAGCTGCGACTCAATTAGAGGCCCTTCTTGCTGCTTTGATCAATCCTACAGATGAGCTGAAAGAGCTGTTTAAAGATTTTGGTGGAGCTATCTCTGCAATTCAGAAGTTGGGATTCGTGGAAACGCTTAGAAGAATAGATGAAGCCGGAAAAGGCTCGGCAGAAGCAATAAAGCAGATTTTGGGTGGAAGAAAAGAAGCCACTCTCGGATTTCTAGCTTTGAGGATGGAGAACTTTGAACTGTTGAAAAATTTGATTAGTGGAGTTGAAGCAGGAGCTGGTTCTGCTGAAAAAGCATGGCAGCAATTTTACAAAGGATTTGAGAGTGTCTGGGGTAGATTTACGTCTACAATCAAAAACAATATGATTTTGATAGGCAAAGATGTTCTTCCAATTCTATCGGAAATTATTGAACGTATTACTCCAAAAATTAAAGAGATCGCAGCGTCGATTAGGACGAGTTTTCACAATATCGTCGAGAGTGGGGTTAAGGAATATGTTGACAAGCTTGCTAGTGCTTTTGATGCTTTGGTTTTTATCGTAAAGGCTTTTATCGCTTACAGACTTGCGATTGTTTTTGTCGAAATCGGAAGCGCTGTTTTGTCTTGTGCAAGAAGTGTCGAAGAGCTTTCAAAAGCTGTCGGGACTCTTTCTGCTGTCACCATGACATTTGGAAAATTGTCAATTGCGTCTAGGGCAGGCCTTGTTGGTTTGGTATTATTTGGAGGATGGGAGGCCGGAAAGTACTTAAGAGAAGTAAGTTCAATTTTCAGGGAAATTACAGATTACATATGGGAGGCCATTCGATACTTTGTCGGTCAGATCTCTGATTATGTTTATGCTGGATTTCTTGAGGTGGAGAAGCGAATCAAAGAAAGACTTGTTGGAATTGGAAAGGAATTTCATTTGCCCATTCATCTTGATATCGAATCGACAGAAAGAAAGCTTCAAGAAGTTTGGAGGAAGGTTTCAGAAAGAAAGGGAAAAGTATTAACTGCATATCAAGGAGAGTACTTCAGAGAATTTGCGGCTGAGGCTTTGCCTGAAGAGCTTTATTCAAGGCCTGCACAAAGATATGTCTCTGCTCCTGGACTCAAAGGAGTTATGGTTCCATTGCGCCTGCGCCAAGAACCTTTGGCGAAAGAAACTGCCAACATAGCTGACGCTGTAAAAGAGTATGGCGAAAGTTTAAGCGAAGTTGCAAAAAAGTATGATGATTATTTGAGTAAGTTAAAATTTGAGATTGAGCTTCTTGGCAAGGACAAAGTTGTGCAAGAAGCTATGAATGCCGCTCGAGACATTGGTATTGCTGTCGGAAGCAAGGAATATCAGGTTATTCTTAATTTGCTTGAAAAAAAGACAGAGCTTCAGTCGAAGTTGAGAGTGCAGGAAGAGATTGAAGAAGCAAGAAGGCAAGTTGAATGGATCAATAAAGAAGCCTATGAAAGACAGGCTTTGGAGATTGCGCAGAGAGAAAACATCTCTACAAATTCAATCGAATATAGGCAATTGATAGAGGCGTTGAAGATTCGGGATGAAATGGTAAAGAAGATTGAGCAAGAGAAGGAGGCAAGAGAATTAGTTGAAAGAACAGAAAAGGATCTTACGTTTAAAATTCAGTCTCTTACTTTGAATGAGTTTGAATCTCGCAGAAGAGAGCTTAAAAGCTGGTACGATGAAACAAAGAAAGCTTATGATCTTGTTGGAGCCGATACCTCCAAACTGTATGAATACATGACGCTTCAATTGATGGAATACGATCGTCAAGAGAGAGAAAGCATTCTTCGCAGAAAACAAGACTCGGAAGAGTATTATGAATGGCACAAGTCAAAATTAGAAGAGCAGGGAGCGACGCTTCAACAGTTAGAAGAGGACAGAAGAAAATGGGAGCTTTTTGTCGCGAGAGGTGGGTATCCAAGAGAAGCGACGCGCTTCGAGTGGAAGTTTCCGACTTTGCAGGAAATGGCAGTGGGAGCAAAGCCGGAAATTGCAATGGCACCTTCTACTGAGTGGATCACCAGAAGCCCGATTGAGCAGGTTTTTGGTGGCATTGATGAAAAGACAGGAAGGAAGTTTGCAGGCGGGCTTGAAATTGGATTGAAAGATGCTTTGAGCAAGTTTCAAGATTTTGCAGGCGCTGTATCAGAAATGATTTCAGGATTGGCCGACACGATAAGCAGCAGCATGACTCAAGCATTTAGTGACGTCATCATGGGGACGAAAAACATGAAGGAAGCCTTCGCCAAAATGGGCGAAGTGGTAATTGAGACGATTGTGCAGATTATCATGAAGCTATTGATTATGTGGATGATTGAGCAAATGATTAAAGGGGTGACGTCTTTGTTCGGATTTGGAGGAGGCGGAGGAGCAGCGGTCGGCGGCGGAGTTTGGAGTCAATGGACGACGGGAGCGTCTCCGTTTAGTGTTTCTGGTGGGATTCCGGCTTTGGGCCATTCTGGTGGGCTTGTTGCTGGAAGGGAGAAAGGGATCGTTCCTGACTATATGATTTCTCATTCTTCTTCGATTGCAAAAGAAATTGAAGCGCTTCCTAAGTTTCATGATGGTGCTTTCCTTGTCGATCGTGGGAAAGCGCAGTCTTATTTTAGTTCGGTTGGAATGCAATTAAAGTCAGATGAAGTTCCCGCTGTATTGCAAGTTGGAGAAGTTGTTATCGACAAAGACAGAGCGAAAAAGTGGGCAAGCGTTTTGAATTTCATCATGTCGTCGTCGAAGTTTCATGACGGAGGAGTTGTACTTAAGACAAAAGTGTCGGACAAAAGCATTTCAACCAACTTTGAAAACACCGTCTTCAGTTATGACAGTTCCAGAAGCATCATAGAAAAGTTTCACGACGGAGGCATGGTCGGAAAGAGTATTGGATCTGTCTTCGGTGCTGGACTTGAAACTTTTGGAGGTAAGACATCTTCTTCCGATAGTGGGAATGTTGTAATAAATTTGCACAATAATACTGGGGTTCCCGCGACTGCTGGAAAAGTTGAGCAAAGATACGATCCATTTACTGGAGATCGGGTTTTTGATATTTGGTTGAGTGCAGTATCTTCAGACTCGAAAAAGAGAAGAAGTTTGCAGAAAATAATCAAATGAAAGGAGCGCAAGACAAATGGCTGTTAACTTTCCTTCTTCTTTGCCTCAACCTACTATTGATTTTTATGAGTCTTATGTAAGGCCGGCAATAAGAAGCGAGATGGAACTTGGATATGTTAAAACCAGGCCTCGTTGGACTAGGACGAGAAGAAGATTTATCTTGAGATGGACTTCGCTGACTAGCTCGGAAAAGGCGGTCTTAGTTGATTTCCTAGAAGGAATAGGATATGGAGGCGGATCGTTTATGTGGACAAATCCATTGGGAGAGTCCCATGATGAGAGTGAATATGTTTTGGCGGACGGAGTCGATGAAATAATGTTCAAGTACGTTGCTCCTGACAGATGGGCCGTCGAACTTGAGATAATCGAGATTTAATAAGATGAGAGATTTTCCACAGTCTTTCAAACAAGCTAAAAACAGCCCAACAATTGATAGTCCTTTCATCTGGTTGCTTGAAGTGGACAAAGAAGGTTGGTATCGATTGAAGTATCGCAATTTAAGCAGTTCTTTTCATGAGGGTGCTACGTTGTCTTGTTCCGGAGAGACTGCTACGATTCTTTTCATCGAGCCTTCAAGTTCAACGACCGGAAGCCTTATCATTTCGCCTTTAACAAGGTCAGATGGAGTTTTTCCAGAAGGGGCTTCTATGACAGACAACAAAGGCGGAGGGGCCTATGTTGCGGAAAGACTTGATACCAATGTTTCCGACGGGATGACTTTTTATTTTTGTCAAAACACAGAAGCTATCACTATTGGCGAAGTTACTTACAATCCACTTCCATTTGCATTTGGAGACATGCGCATGGGAGAGGATAATATGCCGACCGTGGACATTACAGTTTCGAATGCTGACAGAATCGTTGAGGCCTGGGTGAGAAAAGGAAATGGATTTATCGGAAGCTTGGTCAGGATAAAAGTTATTTGGGCAGGTGATCTGATTTAAATTGGATGTAAGCGGGGAGATCGGTTAGAGAGTCGAAAATGAGGCATATGGGAAGTAAAGAAAGAATAGCAAAATACATTTTGCCTGTTATGCTTTCTGAAAGAGAACCTGGTCAATGGTGGGTCGAACCTTTCGTCGGCAGAGCAAGTATAATTAGTAGAGTTGCAGGAAATAGGATTGGCAATGATATTAACGAGTATCTTATTGCTTTATTAACTGCTGTAAGAGACGGGTATATTCCTCCGACGAACATTAGCAAGGATGAGTATTACGCAATTAAAAAAGAACCCCACAAATATCCAAAAGAGCTTGTTGGGTTTGTCGGCTTTGCTTGCTCTTTCGGAGGGAAATGGTTTGGTGGTTATATCTCTGACAGCAAGGGCAGAAATTATGCTGAAGAGGGAAGCCGCAGTCTTGTTAAACTGGCAAAAGGACTTGCGGGCGTGGTATTCAAGTCAGGCAGTTATTTAGACTTGGAGATACCAAAATCAAGTCTAATTTATTGTGATCCACCGTACGCCAATGTTACTGAATATGAATACAGTAAGAGTAAGAATTTTGACCATGATGCATTTTGGGAGTGGTGCAGGATCCAGGCGAAAAAAGGGCATACAGTATTTGTAAGTGAGTATTCAGCGCCAGAAGATTTTGTTTGCGTAAGAGAAATACGACATGAGATTCGCTTGAACAACAGAAACGTTCTAGTTCCGAGAGTCGAAAAATTATTTAGATATAAAGGATGAGAATGTTCAGAGTTGAGAAAGAAAAACAAGAAAAGGGAGGTAAGGAAAATGGCTCTTCTATTTGTTGACGGGTTTGATCATTATGATACTTCGCATCTTCTCAGCAAATGGTCAGATGCTTATTCTAGCCCTGTTATTCAATCTACTGTTGTTAGGACCGGCTCTGGGGCTTTAAGACTTACCAATAGCGCGTGGATAAACAAAGGCATTCCACTTACTACAGGAGCCATTATTGTTGGGCTTGCTTACAGAATTTCTTCTTTGTCAAATAGCACATGGGTTATAAGTTTTGGCAATTCTAACTGGAGTGATCAATGCAATGTTTATTTGGGTTCAGATGGATCATTGAGCTTTAGAAGATACACGACAGTTTTGCAAACCTCCAATGGAGGGGTGATCAATGCTGGAAATTGGTACTATGTGGAAGCGAAGGCCGTTGTTGCTGACTCTGGCTCTTGGGAAGTAAGAGTTAATGGGGAAACTGTTCTTTCGGGAACCGGCGATACTTTATCTAGTGGCTCTGCCGGTTGCTCTATGATAACTATTAGAAGTCCTTCGTCTTATTATGCTTATTTTGATGATCTATATATTTGCGATACGACTGGATCTTATTGCAACGATTTTCTAGGAGACAGCCAAGTTGATACTTTGTATCCAAACGAAGACGGAGCCGTCGTGCAATGGACTCCTTCTTCTGGATCGTCTCATTATTCATTAGTTGATGATTCTGGGACTATTGATGAATCCGACTATGTTTATACCTCTACTTTGAATGCTGTTGATGTCTATGGCTTAACAGATCTTTCACTGTTAGGAACAGATGTTATTCATGCTGTTGTTGTCAATTCTGCTGCTCAAAAAACGGAGTCTGGAGATATTGGACTAAATGGAGTTGTAAGGATTTCCTCAACCAATTATTATTCCAACAGGCTGGCTGTGCTTGATTCTGTTTCAGTCCTTCAAGGGATTTTCATGAGAAATCCGGCAACATCTACGGCATGGACAAGAGATGCTGTTAATGGGATCCAGGCAGGAGTTCGCCTTGTTTCGTAATGTCAATTTGTAACTGGATCCATAACAATGGCAGTTGAAACTTATCAGGTAGCAGTAGAAGTTTTAAGGTCCGGAAGAGGGGCCAGGTCTCACCAAACAGCGATAGAAGTCTTAAGGCCTGGAAGGAGAGCCAGAGCGCATCAAGCGATAGTTGAGATCTTACGCCAAAAAGCTGAAAGAACCAGAGAAGCTTCTGTTTTTCAAAATGCTATTGAAGTTTTGCGAAGAGGAAGAAGTGTAAAATTATCTTCTTGCGCAATCGAAGTCCTGAGAAGATTCAGTCTCATTCCAACGCCTGTTGCGGAGCTTGAGCTGGCGATTTTGAAAACATCTGCTACAGCAGAACATGTCGTTTTTACTTTGGGCCTTCCGTCTTCTCTTTCTTCATCTTTTCCACGTTGGAGATTTTCGAGATTGCAGTGTAGATGGATTCGAACAACTGAATGCCAATATGCAAATGTTTGCAGTAAGAGGCTTTCGGAATGTATTCAAAGAGGACAGGTTTTGATTTTTGGAGGATTTCCTGCTATTCCTGGAGGATACTTTGATGCCTAATAATGCTTGGTGGTCAAAGTATGTTGGGATTCCTTTTGAGCAATTGGATTGTTGGGCTCTGGTCGCAAAAGTAGAAAAGGAAATTTTTGGAAGGGATCTTCCATGCTTTGATGATTTTACGATTGAATTGCATCGAAGCTTTTGGGGTAAAAAGTGGGCAGATGTTGGCAAAGAGGTTTATAAGGAAATCATTCATCAAACGAATTCTCCGAAAGCAGGAGACATCGCATTGTACGGAGCAAAGTCCGATCAAGATGGAATGCTTTGGCATGTCGGGGTAATTATTGACGATCAATGCTCTCTTCTTTTGCATACTGCTCCAAAGTTTGGGTCTGTAGTGTCGAGGTTAAACAGGCCAGCTTTTTCAAGACTGAGACCGACGTTTTGGACGTTTGACGATAAAGGCAAAAAGGAAGAAGCAAATGGCAATACAATATAGCATTGCTTTGCATCCTTTCATTTTGCGTGATCCAAATCATAATTTTTTCTTTTCTGGATCAGTCTCTACTTCCGTTAGGGAATGGACTGTTGGAGAAGTGTTTGAGGTGGCTTGTAGAAGACACAAGAGATTGAAGAGAGTAAGAAGAGAATGGTTTTCTGCTTCTGTCTTTGGAAGGAAAGAGCAAGTATCATATCAAGACAAATTGGAAGATGGAGATGTTGTTGTTTTTACTGTCCGCCCGAAAGGGATTGAAGTTTTGTTGCTTGTGACTGGATTGATCTTAGGGGCCGTGACCATTGGATATAGCGTCTACTCCTATATCGACTTGAGAAATCAATTATCGGCTCTTAAGAATCTTGATCCTACTAAGGATGATGCATCTGCCAGTCAAGCATATTCATTCGAGGCGAAGCAAAATTACACGACAGATTCCGTTCCGATTCCTGTCCTTTATGGAGAGTCCAGACTTGGTGGAGTCGTGATAAATAGGGCAATCCTTCCAGAGCAAGGAATGGCGTATGAGACAGCCAAGCTTTTGCTTGCATTGTGCGAAGGTCCGGTTGAAGCCGTCGCTCCAAATGGAGAAGATGACATTTTCATTGATGATGTTCCTTTATCCAGTTATTCGAATGTTAAGTGGAATGTGGAGATCGGAAGAGGGCCGCAATATGGTTCCACTGTTAATAGTCTTCCTGGATTTGATGTGCTTTATCAGCAGTTTTATCCTGACGTGTCATTAAGGGATCCTTTGGTTTATGCGGCAGATTTTCAACAATTGATTGGCGGAGATCTTGACATAAGGAGCAATGTCTGGATCGACTTAAGAAATGGATACAAGAATCCTCCCATGCTTAGCTTTCTTAGCAGAGTATCTGTTGGAACTAGTATTGCAGGACAGATTTGTACGAGGCTTCTTGATGGCGATGCTGCAATAGAGCTAGGTGACAAATACACTTGTTATGCTTTGTCTCCTTATAGTGAGACATTTGCAATAGCATTTCATTTTTATCTAACAACAGATGATTATGCTGTGATTCCAAGCGGACACGCTAGACTTATTGCTCATTGGTCTCCGCGTTATGATGACGACTCCGCAGGCAGGAAGGCTGTTTATCTCTACTTTTGGAAAGTGGATTCTAGCCGTTTTTATTTCTTCTTTCAGGTGCAGCATTATGAGGAAGAGGGTTGGGACAGTGATACCTATATTTGGTCAAAGCTAATATCGACTTCAGAGGTGACTTTGAATGCATGGCATTTCTTTTATTTTTTGAGGAGCGGAAGGGATTACAGATTTTTTGTCGACGGCATCGAATATACCGACAAAGATTTACCAGAAAACAGAGTTGGCTCAGACTCAATTTATTGCGATTGGACAAGAGAAGATGACCGTGGGATAAGGTTTGGACTGGGAAAGGCAAGATGGCATACAGAAGACGATGACGATGTAATTCCATCTTTGTCATTTTACATCAAAAGATTTGCGTTGTTTATGGGCGCAGTTCCATATACGAAATCTTTCACCACTCCTAATGTCGGCCAGGATTGGCTGAATGACTGGGTAAATGCCGGACTTGCAAGATACAAGATTAAAGGCCATGCCGATCAAATTGTCTTTGGCTACAGATTTCAAAAAGGACTCTACGATGGAAACGATAGTTGGCATCAGATCTTTACCGAGTCAATACAATCAGATCAAACCGGAGGATTGATTGTTACTTGGCGCCCTTATATGCGTGAAGGATACGGAAGCACAGACGTCAAGGGAAAATGGCTCGGAGTTTATTCATTTGGAAAATGGTTTTCTTTCGATTACGTCCCATTGTCTGGGACGGGCTACAGTGGGACTTTCTTTCCAGGAGAAACGATAACAACATCTTCTGGAGGCGGATCTGCAATACTTGTTGGGATGAGTGAAAGTTACCCATACACTAGATTTTATCTTGATAAAATTGTAAATCCTTCTGCTTTTGTTGCTGGAAGAGTCGTGACAGGAAGCAAAAGCAATGCTCATGCGACATTAAGCGGATCGTTAGTCACTAAAGAATCGAATACCGGCATCGAAGTTTCCACAAGAGCAAGGCTTCCGATGCGTGGGAGCAGCGTGGATAAAGTTAATGAAGCTAATTTGTATTCTATCACCGCTATTCGCCGGCTGAATTTGCGGTATCCTTATATTGCTCAAATTGGGGTTGAGATTCCGGCACAGGACAGACTTGTCAATGTTCCTACTGTCAATGTTATTGTTCGCAGGGGGCAATTAGGAATAAGAGTGTGGAACGGAAGAGCATACTTTTACGAGTACCATAATTCTGACAATCCAGCTTGGGTTTGCTATGACATTTTGACGAATGAAAGGTACGGAGCTGGGTATGATCCAAAGAGATTAGATTATGCGAGTTTTTCGGAATGGGCATCGTATTGTGATGTCCCTGTCTACGATCCACCAGAGATGACTGAAATCTCAAAGAGGATTACTTGCAATGGTGTCTTTGATGTTAAGGACATGTCTGTTCAAGACGCATTAGAGCAAATTTTGCAGGTAGGAAGAGCAAGGCTGTCGTCATTCGGAAGTGTCTTATACGCGAAAGTCAACAAGCCTTCTGATCCCGTTGCTATGGTATCAAGTTCGATGTATGAAAAAAATTCTATGGTTGTTGAATGGGTTACTGACAAAGACAAGCCATCAATCTTGAGAATTGAATTTTTGGACGCAAAAAATCAATACAAGAAAAATGTTGCGGAAGCTGTTTGTGATGAAATTATCAGCGATCCTGTTGAGATGAGAGAAGCAAAAATTGAGACAATTTTCATTCCGTGGATTACAAGCTACGGGCAGGCTTTGAGAGAAGCCGATTTGAGACTTCGAACAGTAAGATCAATTCAGAAGAAATATGCATGGCAAATGGATATTGATGGTTTGGCTTTCGAAATTGGAGATGTAATTATTTTGCAGAGTGAATCAAACAAATATGGATTCGGAGGAAAAATAGAGTCTGTCAATGCCACTGCTCATACTGTGAAACTTGACAGGAAAATTCAACTCGATTCTGCAATGTATTCTTCCTCTAATGCAAAAGTAGCAGTTAGATCGAACGATACAGACCAATACTATCTTCTTCAAATTGATTCTCCATTCGATTCGTTGACTGATACTTTTACTGTAAGCGCTCCTGCAAATCTTAATCAAATTTTGTCAGACATCAGCAAAGGAGATCCGTTTGCAATCGGAAGATATGAGTACGATTTGGAATTAGTCAGGATCGAATCAATCACTTTGACGAATGAAATGAAAGTCAAAATCGAAGCCGTAAATTATGATCCCTCAGTTTTTACAGAGCAAGAAGCATAAGCAAATTAAAAAAGAAGGAACAAAGATATGGGAGATTCGCCGCCAAAGAAAGCTTCCGGACCATATTTCTCTGATTCCTACGTTTGTCCAGTGCATGGAGAAATGAAGGAGTCTGTCGTACAGATACAGGAGAGAATTGATATGCTTGAAAGGGATAGGAGAGATGAAATAAGGAATCTTGAATCCAAGCTAAATACTCTTGTTTTGATCGTCATCATTACTTGCTTCTTTTCCGGAGGATCTTTGTTGCGAGACATTTTGATGCTGTTTCTAAAAAGCGCTCCTAAATAAAAGACATGATATTTTTAATCATGCCCCATCCAGTTGATTTTTCCTTCCATATCTTTCTGAACAATGGTCAGCATCTTGCTCAATTCATCAAGATTATTGTATTCCAAAACATATAATTGATTTGGGAATCCTCTGATTTCAACTCTTCCGCTGAGATAAATATGTGGATAACAGTTTTGATCTTTCGGCGTTGTAAGTTTCGAATGCCTTGCCTCTGCAATTGCTATGATAATTGCAAACAAAATCACGATCACTGGCAATATTATTAGAAATTTCATTTTCGTTTCCTTTCTTATGCTGATCTGTTGAAAAATTCATCTGCTAACGCGCCTGCAATCTTAAGCGACAATTCATCTTGATTTTCTTCTTTGACGATCCATTTCACGAAATCCAGATCTGTTAAAAACCCTGGCTCAATGATAATAGATGGATTAAGTGTTGATAAGAGAGTAAGGTCTGGACGAATTTTGATTCCTCTAAACGGAAACTGATTTGGCAAGCATTTCCTAATTGCGGACGCAACTTTGTTTGCTAGCAAGAAAGTTTTGCTTCCACTGTACTTACCGACAAGAACTTCGAATCCTGTTGCAAATCCACTGTAACTGTTCATGTGCACAGATAGCAGCATTTTGGCACATGAATTCTGAAACAAAGACAATCTTGAATATGGGGTTAGAAAACATGATCTTGTCGGTCTTATCATTACCACAGGAATCTTGTGCGTCTCTACTAAAAATTTTGCAATTTTTCCAGCAATTACATAGTTGAGATCTGCTTCGCATAAGTCTGTCTTCGTTCCTTCAAAGATCCACTCATACGGAATTTTGGAGGATTCGTTTTTTCCGGCGGTGTAGCTAATTGCTCCAGGATCCTTTCCTCCGTGACCTGCATCTATCGCGATTGTTCCAATGACGGACTCAATCATTTTCTCATCCTCCTTGATTTTGCCCACGTCAGTCAATAGCTGAAAAACAAAACATAGATAAGAAATAATACTCCAGAAGTCGCGATAAGGAAAGCTATTGTCTCAAGAATCGCCCATTTGATCGTATAATACTTGTCTTCTTCTTTCTGCCTCAACGCTTCCAGGATTTCATACTCACTAATAACATTGCGGCTTCCTTTTTTCATGGCACTTTCTCCTTTTGTTGTTTTTGCGTTGCAATTGTGAATTGCCTTCTCATCCATCTTATTGGAAGATCTGAGTTTAGAAACGTCATCAAAGGAAGCAACTTTTGAGCCGGAAATTCTTGCTTGCATTCTGGATTAAGCATTTTATACAGCATATGCACTTTGATTCCCAATTGCTCTGCTACTTCGTCATAAGATTTTGTGGATCTCTTAATCATGTATCTTATGATTCTGTAGAGAGGAATTTCTTCAAGTCGGAGTTTTTCTTGACTCTTCCTTGACACTGCTTTTGCCTCCCTTTGTAATTTGCACTCTAAATTTTTTGTCGCCTGCTTCAATTAGCTCTTCATTGTGCGTCACCATTATGATTTGATACTTTAGCCGCTCATTTAATTTTCTCATCATTGCAACAGCAAACGGCTGAAGATCTCTACTTAAGAACTTGAAAGGCTCGTCCAATATCAAGATTTTGTCTGTTTGCCTTGCCCTTGTTGCAAGGATTGAAAGCCTCAAAGCGAAAGATGTAACATCAATTACTCCGCCGCCGACTTCCGTGATTTCATATGTCTTTCCGTTTCTTTCAAGAAAGATGGTTGCTTCTGTCTTTCCTCTTTTTTGATCGAATGAAATTCTTAAAGTATAAGGATCTGAGAAGATCGTGCGCAGGGCCAATGTTGACAACTGGCTGATTTTGTATTCCAATTTTTCTTGCGTTTCCGCTGCTACGTTCTGAATGATGGATCTTGCTTCTTTCAAAATATCTAGTTCATTTTGCAGTTCATTTATCTTGTCATTAAATTTCCGCAAATCATTCCTTAGCTTTTCCAATTCTCCTTTTTTCATATCTAACGTTGATTTTATGCTCGAGATTTTTTCTTCAAGATTTGTCATGCTCTTTCATTCCTTCCTCTAAAGCATTTAAGATCGACATCAGCTCTCGTTCTGTTGCTTCCCTTATTCTTCTAACAGATTTCAGCTTTTCACTTGCTTCTTCCAATGATTCGCATTTCTGTTTTTCTTTCAAATTAGACAAGACTTGTTCTTTTCTTCCTTCTAATTTTGCAAGTTCTGTTCTTGCCCTAGTCAGTTTTAATTGTAACTCTTCAAGTCGTTTGATTAGCTCTTTTGCCGACTCATTCATTTTCAACGATCCTCCATATCATCTGCCTAACTTCATTCCTTATATTAGGATTCTTTGCTAAAAACTCTTCTATGTTTTTTCTGAAGTTGAGACCTATTTCATATTCTTTGCACAGCTGCTCGATAAACAATGACAACTTTTCATCTCCGTCTTCTATCATCTTACTTTCAAAGTCGAAAGTGTCTTTCAAGTTGCTCGAAATTGGAAGATAAACTCGTCTATATGATTTGTTGGCAGTATCGAATACAACGACCGAAGGCTCATCCTCAGCTTGCGAAATAGTCATTCTCATCATGGAGCCAGTGTTGATAATGAATTTTGACGTTTGCCGTTCTTTTACAACAAAATAATTATGATTGTCTCCACAAACGATCAAATTGTATTTTTCAAGTCTTTTTGCGACTCTTTTGACATGGCCGGACAAAGGAAGGAAGTCTTGCCGCGTATCTTTCTTTTTGGATTCCCATACTAATTCATGTATTACTGCTATTTTGAAAATACCGTCATCGTCTTTCATCGCTTCCATTGCCTTTGCTATGTTTTCTTCCGTGCTTCTGCCGAATGGATACAAGTCAATCATGATCGGAATATCATTGCTTGATTTTTTGTCAGGATAAATCAAATGCCTTGTAAACGGCTCATTTACGTATAGCTTCTCAATTATTCCGGCTTGTTCCAACACTGCGAATCCACTCTTGCCTATTTGGGAAAAATCATGTTGCGGAAGATCATGCTGCCCAGGAATGCATAGCATTCCAACAGGCAGCCTTTTCATAGATTCTCTTATCAAGAATGGTGAAGGCTTCCAATGGTGAAAAACATCTCCTGCGCAAATTGTAATGTTGCATTCTCTCGACAAATTTTTTATGAATTCTAGCTTTGCTTTTTGACGACTCCAATAATCATCTTTGCGGCATCTTGGGCTGCTTTCCCTAATATGCAAATCAGAGCAAATCAAAATTTTCATGATTAAGTCCCTTCCATACGTTTCCGCACAGCGGACATTTTTGAATGTTTAACGAAAGTATTTCTTCTTTTGTCTTATTTATGGTCGACAGTATTTGCTTCATTCTTTCGTCAATTGATTTCAACTCTGATATGCAAATAGTCAGTTCTTTTTCTGTTTGTGATATTTCAATCAACCTTTGCTTTATCGCTTGACAATCAGATAGCACCTTTTTCTCATCAACTGTTTTCGCCCAACATTTTTCTTTTATCTGCTCTTCTATTGACAGGGTTTCCTTTATTGCTTTTGACAAATCTTCTTCCGTCTCCTTGAGAGTTTTTAACTTTTGATGTAATGGCAGAGCTTTCTTCAAAAACTTGCGCTCTATTTTTTCAACATATTTATGCGATTGTATTTGCTCTGTTACTGACTTTGCTTGTAACTTGTAATGCTCAATAGAGGAAATTAACTGCCTTTGAATTGATCTGACTTTTGAATGAGCTTTGTCAATTTCGTCCAGGCTTGCAGCTTCGTTTAGGATTCTCGCGACTTCAGAGCTTGAGAAGCTCACAAGAAACGGAGGATCATGTTGGCGTTGAAAATTAAGATCGTCTACGTTTATTACTTTTTTGAGAGTATCAGGAACAGAAGTTCCAACAGAATCTAAGACATGTTTCTGCTTCTTTCCGCTTTCAGCCAAAGTTACAATGTATCTGTTGACTTTGTCGGATTTGATTTTTGTAATTTTCCCATGATCCGTTCTTATCGATACTGCTGCCTTGTCTTTTCCGTGTCTGAGGATGGCCGTTCCTAATGGCCTGTTTTGAGTAACCCAATAGATGGATCCAAGTATTGCGCTTTTCCCAGCATCACTTTGCCCTGTTATAACGTTTATCCCAGGAGATAAGTCCAAACTTGTTTTTTGATGAGATTTGAAGTTTTTAATCTTGATTGATTTGATCATTTATGGTTTCCTTTCATCTTTTCGATCCACGGAAGAGCAATGGAAAAGAAAACGTTCATGTCTAAAACAATGACAGGATCCAAATTATTTTTCTTTAACACTAGCAACCATGATAGATACTTTCCGGAATCTTGCATGTTTTTCTTCGCTTGCTTAATCCATTCTACGACGTTCCATTTTTCTTGATACTTTGCTTCAATCGCAAAAGGAAAGATCCTTTTTGCTTCTCCCACTAATCTGACATCGGGACCACTTTGACCCATTTCCCTTGATGCTATTGGCTCGTCTTTTCCATACGAGATACCTGTGATTTCTGAAATTTTCTTTGCGACTTCCTTTTGCAAATATCTTCCTCTTTCCTTGCATCTTGCTCTGCTTATTCTCATCTTAATTGTCATATTTGCTTTTCCTTCCCAACTCCAGTTCGGACTCGATTTTGTTCCATTGCTCCCAGACAATTTTCTTCAACTTTGATTCGCCGTGTTTGCTGTCTTCTATGAATTGTATTAGCTGATTTTTTGTTCCGTTAAAGTTTAACTCTGGACAATGAATGATACCTCCGTTTCGTTTCCATCTTCCTTCGCTCATCAGGAAATTGATCATAGACCCAATATCGTCAACTCCATAACTGTAATAGATTGGGACTTCAATTGACCTGATCTTTCCTGTTACCTTGTTTTTAGTGCATTTTATCTGTGTTAGTTGTCCTATTGGTATGTTTCGCTTTGAGCTTTTTATCACTTCCTTTGTTGCCAACCAAAATACATGTTGCGAATAATGATCAAGTGCTTTGCCTCCGGAACGTCGATACCTCGGCATGAATTGTCTGGCTCCGATGTTCTCCCTGACTTGACTGATCACATAGAGCAAAGATTCGGTTTGCTTCAGATCATTAGAGATAGTTCTTAGCATTTGACTGATTGCCTTTGCTTTCTCTGTCCCATATGATTCCGATAGTGTCACTCCTGATCGTGCCCTCTCCTTGATTTGTTTTTCCAATAGCTCAACTTCTGATTCACTGGTCAACGCATCAAGAGAATCCAAAACGTAGATAAATTTCTTTCCCTCCTTCAGCAATTCTCTGACGCGATCCGCCCATTGCTCAATTGTAAATGACGGAGGACTTAGAAAGGTAATTCTTTCGAAAGCGATATTGCCGAGCAATTTTTTGATGTTGAAGTTACAGGCGTTCTCGGCATCATCGTAGAACAAAAGATAATCATCATACCGCTTTCGATTGGAGACTTCAGCAAGGCAAGTAAGCGCTAGGATAGTTTTTCCGGTATGAGAATCGCCGATCACGTTGATCATAGATCCTTTGACAAATCCTCCTTTGATGCTGTCAGAGCAAACAAGATTTAGTAGTGTAGAGCCGGAATGAACGAAGGACGGCCCTGAATTTTTTTGAGCATCTTCGGAAAGGATCGTTCGTTCAATCTCCTCCGTTTCCGAATTTTTCTTTGATCGCCTTTTCAACTTCCTCTCTCCTGGCATAATACCAACCTCCTTTGGTCAGCTTTTTTGCTAATCCCAGTTCGGTTATCCATTTCACAATAGTCGGAGGTGTTACAATTACTCCGTATTCCTCTAGCATCTTTTGAATTTCGCGGGTTGTGACAAAAATACTTTTCCCTTTTTTGAATTCCCTTTTGCTGTTATTATTCTTCCGCTGCATCGAGGCAATCCTCCCAGACTTTGCAATCTACACAGTCCTTTGTTGTGTCAACGTCCTGGCCGAATTTGTGTCCGTATGGACATTTCTTTTGGCTTATTTGTTTTTGCTTTCCGGCTGCCTTCGGAGTCTCTTTTTCCTCCTCGTCTTCATCTTCGCCTTCATTCTCATCTTCATTTTCATCTTCGTTCTCATGTCCTTCGTTTTCTTCCTCGTCTTCTAATTGCTCTGCCGTTTCCTTTTCTTCTTCGTCTTCTTCAGTTTTTTCTTCAATCCCTTCCTCGTTCTCCTCGTCTTTGATCTTTCTTGAGAGATTCCTGCTTACAACTACTTGAGGCTTCATTCTTGTGTCTTTCGTAATTGTCTTTTTGATTCCGGTGGAATCTTGAAATTTGTCGACATCGTTATCGCTTCCACTATTATTAGTCCCTTCGAAAAAAAGTCTCTCCAATTCCTTGTAGGGAAGAACGTTTAAGATTCTGTCCAAATCATATACTTGCTTCAAAATTTCTTTTGTGTATTGTTCCTGCCTTTTGACAAAGTCAACTCTAGTGGCTTGCAAGTATGTTTTCCCACTTCCAATCGTTTTTTCCGTGAACCTGACTCTTAATGTATATCCTTTGGTCAGGCTTGGAAATCTCGCCCATTCGATGTTGCCTTCTCGAATTTCCTCTTCCAACATTCGCCCGAAGTTGTGGTAAGAGATTTCCCAAAGCTGGACTTTACGCTCCGGAAGGCTCAAATCCACGACATTGTAGAGCTCTCTCTCTTTTGCCTTTAGATGGTCCGAAATACTTTTGTCTGCGTTTTCATCTTTGAGTATGATAAGCCTGTGCTCGCAAATCGGACAAGGCTTTCGAATTGTTCGAGGGCAAATGTAAGACTGATCCTCCAATCCAATGCCATAATGAACAAAGACAGTTCTTTGATACCAAAGATCGCCTACTTCAATTCCTTCTGGATGATTTTCCACTGTAACTTTGTAAGGGATAATATCAATCTCGTTTATTCCTTTCTTCGGCGTGAAGAACGTAACATCTGGATCCAAAATATACTTACTGGAGCTTCCTTTTACGTTTTGCCTTTCCGTGATCCTCTTTTTGATTCGCTCTGTCAGATTCATTTGTCCTCCTCCTTTTCTGAAAGTTTGCTAGAAGAAACGATCGCTTTTTTTACTTTTGTCTTTAGCTCTTTACCGGCTTCTTCGTACTTAGGATATGAGTAATAGTCTCCTAACGTTAAGCGTACTAAGTTTTCCAGCGCCGTCTTTTTCTGCACTAGTGCATAAACGGCCGCGTCGAAAATCTCAGCTTCCAATTCTGCATTTTCCCACTCCTCTTTTGCCTGCAAATACTCTTGTTGTGTTCTGGCCCAGGCTTCCGCTTTTACGTCGCTTATCCTGTCTATTCCTTCGATTCCATCCTTCGAGGCTTTAAGAATTAGTTCGGACTTTATTAGCTTTGTCTTTTCATTTGCCTTTATTGCTTTTGCTCTCAGCTCCTTTGCTTTTTTGCTGTATTTCCAAAACAGCATTGGTTGCTTTATCCATTCTTCTTGAAGATTGTCTTCGTTGATTTTGATGTCTTCTTTGAAATTGTACTTCATCTTGATTTTCTCCTTTCTTGGTAGTGATGTTACTCTCTAATACGGCACGTCGGAATTGTCATGTTTCATCACCTCCTTTGATTGAGCAAATACTTCGAAACAAGCTGAAACGATTCCTGGAAATCCGGAGTCATAAAATGGCTCCTTGAAAAGTTGAATAATAAGATGGGCAAGCATGTCATGCTTGGACATTAAAACGTTCGCAAAATAGCCGAGCACTGCTTTGCGGATTTTCTCATGGTCTTCGCTCTCGAGGTCGAGAAGAACTTTCCTGACGTTTTCCCAGTTTGCTTGTGGGTGATAAAGCGCTCTGCAGAGATCGATAACGCTTTTGTTTTCGTTGAACTGTTCTTCTCGAATCGCTTTTAACATCGACTCTGGATCATTCAAGGCCATGACTTTTTCTAAAGTGGTCAAAGCTTTTCTCGCAGATCCTTCCGACGTCGATGCTATTTCACTCAAAAGATGAATCTCAATTTTGCTGTTGTATTCTAGCTTGGCAATCCTTTTCAAAAGTTTAATCATCTCTCTCCTTGACAACTTATGAACTTGAAACCTTAAACATCTATTGACGATCGTTGGAATCAGCTTGTTGGGCTCCGTCGTCGAAAGAATAAAGTAAACATGAGATGGAGTGTCTTCCAGAGCTTTCAGCATTGCATTCTGAGCGTCGTTGGTCAGCTTGTGGCATTCATCAAGCAGCCAGACTCTAGTTTTTCCCTTTAACGGCTTTAAAGTCATAGTGCGTCTTATATCTCTTATCGTTTCTATTCCACGGAAGTCCGCAACGTCCAATTCTTGAAAATCGAAATCGGAGCATTGAAGAATGTTCTTTGCCAAAATTCTTGCCAACGTTGTCTTTCCGCATCCCGTGGGTCCTGAAAACAAGTAAGAATGCGGAAGACTTTCGAGAGGCATCCTTGATAAACTTTTTAATGCTTCAACTGTACTGCAATTTCCGACAATATCTTCCAAACATGTTGGACGATATTTAAGATACAATGTCATTAGTGATTCTCCTCTATTGGCCTTTTTGCGGCCCATGACTGGTTAATGGGCGTTGCTTCCACTTCGATCGATAGTGGCACGATAATCCATTTCCATTCATCTCTTACTTCAACTGTCATGACTTCGTTTAGAAGTTTTATCAACTCCTCGACCTCATCCTCTGGCACATCAAATAACATGCAATCATGGATTTGCCCAATCAGCTTTGCCCTCATTCTCTTCTCTTTGAGCTTGTCGGTAATTCTGATCAACGACCATAGCAGGATGTGAAATGCCGTTCCTTGTATGGGATAGTTGATTGCCTGGTTTCTTGTCATCGGGCCCCAACATCGAAATCCGGTAAGCATTTCGACGTATCCTTTTTTCTCGAACATGTTGACCCATTCTTCTTTCCACTCTCTATACTTGGGAAACATTACATTCCAAAATTTGTTTTCGACTTTCATTAGGTGCTCTTCGAACTTTTCATACGTTCCAAGTCCTGAATTTCTTAGATGTTCGGCAATGCTAATGCCCGCTCCTTCAATTTTCAGGTCCAATGCTTGAACATTTTTCCACAACGCTTTTGCGCAATTGACGTAATAATCTCCGTAGAATTGCGGAAAGACAAAAGCGTTCTTTGCTGAGTATCTTGCTTGCTTCGAGACTTGGCTCCTCTTGAGCAAGTAAATCATCGAGGCCATATCTTTGTGCAAATCTTTTGACATAGATGACAAATAAGAAATCATATTGGGGTCTTTGTGGTAGCAAGCAGCGACTGAAACTTCGATTCCCTTATAATCGACTTCAATTAGTTTTCTTCCATTTCTCGGAACAAAGCATTTCCTTATTGCTTCGCTCATTTGTCCATGACGAATGGGTATGTTTTGGAAATTGATGTTGTGGCTGGAACTGCGATACGTAGAAACTCCAGACAAGGAAAAGAAAGGATGAAGCTTTCCGTTTTCAATTTCCTTTTCCAGCCCTAGTAGATAATTCTGCTGCTTTCGCAGTCTCCTGTATTCCAAGAGATTTGCTATTCCGTCTATTTTTCCCACGAGCTCTTCAAGATCTTCATGCCTTGTTGATATTTTTTCGCCGTTCATTGAGCTCACATTGGCAGACAAAAGCCTTGATAACTGGATAGGAGATTCAAAGTTCATTTTTTGCCCATATTTTCTTTTCCACTCCATCCCTAGTACGGAATTTCTCAAGTTGCTTTCGCACTTCTCAATTTTTTCCTCTGTCGATCTCAATTCCCTTTTGCATTGGTTTATATCGATTTTTATTCCCGCTGCTGTCATGGTCGCAAAGGATATAGATCCATCGAGGAACAGCATCATTGCTTTTTGCAGACCAGACGCAACCTGCTCCGTTTCGGAATCGATTTTCGGAAATCTTTTGAGTACGATTCTTTCCTCTGTTTTATGGGCAAGGAATCCTAGCTCTTCCATCTGTTTCTTGGCCAGCTTGAAGCAAAATAGAGAGTCGAGAGCGTTGTACTTTAGCAATTCATCTGTTGGAATCTCATTTATTCTGTTAAATGAAGTACCATCCTCCCCGCTGAACAAATAATCCCTTAATGTTGGAGGAACCAAGTCTTCGTAAACAGTTCCAAAGTTGACGTAGGCTTGAAATTTCAAAGAGCACGTTTTTTGCCTATTGTCGATTATATGTGCTGCAATCTCTGAATCCCAGATTATCGGAGCAATCCAGCATCCCAGTATTTCTTTGGCCCAGGTCAATTCGAATTGGGAATTGTGGGAAATCTTTCCGATTAGTGGGTCAGTAAAAATTTTGCATAGAAGACGTCTTATCTTTTCATTGCCACTGTCTTTTCTCATGTTCAGCAAAAACGAGATTGATACCTCCTTTTCGTCTTCGTTTTCGATTCCAGCGGAACAAATGGAGCAAGCGACAATTCTATGCCCGTCTTTTCTTGGCTTGAGTCCTGTTGTTTCGAAGTCGATTGCAATAAGAGCAGGCTTCTTGTGCAATATCATCTTTAGAGCTTTTATTATCTTCGTCTCATCTTTTAACGTTATCAAAGAGCTCTCAAGATTGTTTTTGCTGTAGCTTGGAAAATCTGGTTCTTCGGACTTTGCAATTGCTCTTTTCAGATCTCGAATCCATATCGCTTCGGTTCCGTTTTTACCTTGCATACGTAAAATAAAAGAAGGATGAAAAGTCGGAACTATCCAACATCCATACTCTTGATCTGGGATTTGAAACCCGTTCCATCTGCTAATTCCTCCGGACGCCTGTCTCCACCTTTGCCACAGCACGGAAGTTAGGGCTGTCTCGCCCATTGGCACAATTACTTTTGGACGGCTTTCTTTGATTTCGGCAACCAACATCGGACGGCAGCATTGGATCTCATTTTTTGTTGGAGTTCTGTTGTTTGGCGGTCTGCAATTTACTGCATTTATCTTCCTCGCATCTCTGTCCAGATCAAACTTTAATGCGGCCAACGTTCTCCTTAGTAGCTTGCCGGCCTCTCCGACAAATTGAATGCCTTGGAGGTCTTCTGTTTCTCCAGGAGCTTCTCCTACGATTAAGACCTTCCTTTTTCCTTCTCCACTGGCTTTCATCTTCGGGCTTTTGCATCGGGCAAAAAGCTTGCATTCCATGCAATTTGCTTCGCGGGAAATTTCCTCCATCGAAGAAGGGCCCGCATTCAAGTTTTTTGGATACCATAGAAAGAACGGGCTTTTTCTTTTCACTTAGCTACTCCTGTAAATATGGACTTTCTTCTTTTCAGCTCGTTCTTGAGCCTTTCCGAGACAAAAGATTGAAACTCCTTCGAGTTGATATAGTCTGTCAATAGTTTTGAAATTGCAAATTGAATGCACATCCACAAAGGCGTGTCCACCTTGTGCTTGCCCTTCGTCGTTTTCGCGCTGAAGATCAGATCCTTAGTTTTAACTTTTTCCTTTAGCATTTTTTTCTCGTAGAGGTAGTCTAAAATCGCATCCATAAATTTTCTTTTTTCACTTCCTGGCTGCATAAGTTCAAACTTTGAAATGCTATAATCAATAAGATCTGCAATATGCACGCTGCATTGTCTCTTTATTTCTCTTGCTCCACTAAACTTTATCTCCTCTGGAATGTAGCTGATTAACAGCAATTTTGTCCACACAGCCTGCCTAAAAGGCCTGCTCGTATCGATGCTGCACCATGGAAAAGCGAAATACCTAGCTCGTCCCAGGCCGAATCCATGAATTTTTGCGTTTGGGTTAACATTGTAAATAAATCTCCATAAGTCTTTCAGCATTTCCTGCTTCACTTTCCAAGACACACTAGAGTGATAAGCAAATCCTCCGATACCAACATACTCATAATTTTCTAAGTAGTATTTAAGGTATCTTAGATCCGTTCCTCTGTGATATACTGGCATTGGTCTTAGCCCTTGCTTCTCCATTCTAGATTGATATTGTGCAGACCTTTCTGGATCTTCAATTACATCGAAATTTGCATATAGCTCAAACTTTTTTGAGTGCTTATGAAGCATTTGCAAATAATTTTGAAAGTGGCGTTCTAAAGTCCTTTCATGTTCCGCTTGATTAAAAGTGCCTTTAGCTTTTTGCTTCATCGCTCGTAGGTGAAGCGTGAACGCTCCAGAGTCGTAAAGAATTGAGTCGGAAACCTCACTTAGCATTTTCAGTTTTCTTGTCACAATTTCGTCGTTTGCACTGAAGAAAAGAAAATTGCTCAACTCTGTTGGAAATTTGAAATTCAGGAAGCGTATATAGGCTTCTAATCTTGACATTTCAAAGTCAATGGTCAAATAGATTTTCATTGTTATTCGCCTTAGCTGTATTGTTTGATACTCTTAGCTGAAATAATTGCCATTAGCTCTTGTCTTGCGGCTCTCCCTTTATCGCTGTTTTCCAAAAAAATGCCTTTCATGCTTGACGTTATCATGACAGGCTTCTTCTTGATGCCTCTCAGCATCATACAAAGATGATGAGCTTCAAGAATGCAAGCAGCCCCTTTTGGTTTTAGGTTACGCATTAAACTTTCAACTATCTGATCTCCAAGTCTTTCTTGTATTTGCAATCTTCTAGAAAATGCTTCAACAAGCCTCGGAATTTTCGAAGCTCCTATTATTTGTTTGTTAGGAATATAAGCAACATGAGCTCTTCCCAAAAACGGAAGAAGATGATGCTCACAAGTTGAAAAGAAATCGATGTCTTTAACTACCACAATTTGATCATATCTTTCAGCGTCAAAACTTGTGAATAAAGTTGAAGGATTTATTGAATATCCACTAAACATTTCCTTCCATGCCTTGGCAACTCTTCTTGGCGTGTCAATTAGCCCTTTTCGATTCGGATTATCTCCGATAAGCTCAATCTGCCTTGTAATTATTTCTTCTGCTGTTGATATGGTTCCTTGTTCCCAAAAGTAATCAACCCAAACGCTTGAGTCTATTTTGTGAACAAAATATGTCCTTCCTCGAATGCTGTTAAGCCTGTTTGGATCAGCTTTGCAATGTATCACTGCGAAATCTTTTCCTTCAAATCGCTTCCTCGTTTTTCCACTATCGATGATGTCATCGACCACCAATATGTCATTTCTGTTTTTTATGTCACTTACAAGAGGAATCTTCAGTTTTTGGGACAAATAAGTTGCGAGGCAACAGCCCCCTCTAGGCACTCCATAGATGCCTTCATATGCGGTTTTGTCCGCTGAAAGAAAATCTGCTATAATGTCTCCAAGTTTTTTAGCATCCTTGATGAACTCTTCCGCTGTATACTGTTTTCTCATTCACTCTGCCTCCTCTTTAGCAATGTAATGCTCTACTTTATCATCGCCCTTTTTGCCACTCAGCTTCAGCAAATTCGATCCAATTTCAATAGTGAACGAATTAGCATTCTTCAGCAGCTTATAAAGTATGTCCGCTGAAACTTTAAACTTGATGATCCTGAGATCAAAGTTATCCTTTGCCATACCTTGCACTACTAACTTTTCCATTACTCTTTCGTTGAGCTTGTTGGTCGCTAGCATTGTCATTTCCACTTGTTTTCCTTTTTCCTTTCTTTTCACGATTTCAACGCAGATAGCTTCGGGCGAAACTACCATCAATCGCTCTAGGGTGAGCATGAAGCCTTGGCTAAATTGGATGGTAACTTCATTTCCTTTTTCGTTGAGCTTTAAAAGAGTTTCTATGTCAGGATACTCTGCTTCTCCCATTCTCAAGCTCATAATGACTCCGTCATTTGAAAGAAAGTGGACTTCGCTGCCGCTTACGGCGTATCCTGCTATTCCTTCTTTTTTCAGGTGCTGCAGTTTTTTTGTTGCGAAGGAATGAAGCAAAACCTCTTTTTTGTCGCATTGAAATTCTTCGTCCAGGGTATATATTGACAATTGTTTTCCGTCAGAGCCATAAATCTTACGTCCTCTTATTGCTAGGTAAGCTAAAGATGGATAGTAAAGACTTTCCGACGCTGAATCTACGCAGGTGGTCAATCCTTCGACAAGATCCTTTGCAGCCTCTTCCTTGATCCAGGTAAGTTTTGACTTTGAAAGGCTCTTTGCATATTTCGATATATGTTTTGGAACATTTTCAATATAAGCAAAAGATGCGTGCTTGTCTTTATTTTGAGAAAATATATGGAGCGCGTTCTCTGAAATTTCGGATTGAAGCTCGTCGTTTTCAACTGATAGAACGTATTTTATCATCTTGAACGAAATCCCGCCCTCGATCTTTTCCATTCCTTTGACATGACTGGGAAAAGAAAACTTTGCACGTGAGTAATCGTCTGCTATTACCGCTCCATGCTTTGTTACGTAGCAGATCGATTCTGGGCTAAAGGCTTCGTATACATAAATCATCTTTGCTTTCTCCTCGTTAGCGAATAGCAGAGAGCGAACGGCAAAATGGCCTTCTTTGCTCGCTCTCTGCTATTCGCTTCATTCCTATTTTTTCTGCGTCAAACAAAATTTACCGTCGCTCCTCTTGTAGAGTATTCCGTTCCTTTTTGCGTTAGCTAGCTGAGTGCTAATCGTGTTTTTCATTTTCGATGGGTCTCTGCTCGGAAATTTCTTAACCAGGATTTCCAAGATCTCGTTTTTGGCCAATGCTCTTTGCTTAAGCGACTCGAAGATTGTTTTAACGACTCCAGGCTTGCCCTCCTTTGCTTTAGCTTCAGTCTTCTTTTGTTTGTCGGAAATCTTTCTCTGTTTTTCTGCTTTCTCCTTGGTGGTCTTTGCTGTTCTTGTCATTACTTTTTTCCTTCCTTTGCGCTTTCCCTTCTTATTGTCTTCTTCATCTTCCTCGTCTTCGTCTTCCTCTTCTTCATCTTCCTCGTCTTCATCTTCCTCGTCTTCGTCTTCCTCTTCTTCATCTTCCTCGTCTTCCTCGTCTTCGTCTTCCTCTTCTTCATCTTCCTCGTCTTCCTCGTCTTCCTCGTCTTCGTCTTCCTCTTCTTCATCTTCCTCGTCTTCCTCGTCTTCCTCGTCTTCCTCTTCTTCATCTTCCTCGTCTTCCTCGTCTTCCTCGTCCTCGATTTCGATTTCTTCGTCCTCGTCCTGGATTTCGGTTTCTTCGTCCTCGTCCTGGATTTCGGTTTCTTCGTCCTGGATTTCGGCTTTGACTTTCTCTTCTTCGACTTTGGACTTCTTTTCTCTTCTTGCCATTTCGCTTTCCTCCTTTCTTCTTGCTTTGTCGGATTTGCAGAACACACATCCCTTTCTTAGCAATAAGGCTTTAAAGCCGTCATCAGTAAGTTTCACGGCCCTTTTCAGGGCAATGCCATAATTTAACGATACGGCTGTTGCATCTGTCTCAATTTTTGCTCCGCATTTCGGACACATGACACAAAAAACTTTCCCTTTTTCTGCCGAGATTTTGGATCCATCATCGAACTCGATTTCTTCGCTTTCATTTCTCATTGCAGTCCCTCCTCTTCCTTGTTTTTTCTTCCCTGTCCCTGTTGCATTTCTTCCATAAATTGTTTTCTTACTTCCTTCATCTTTTCAGACCACTCCAAAGAATGGTCTGACGTTCTCACCAATAAATGCGCTACTTCGTGCGACACCGTCTCAATAACATCTTCCTCGCTTTTATTTGTTAAAAGGTCCATATAAATAATGGTCTTTCCCTCGTCATCATGAATCAATGCTCCACGGTATCCTGTATGTTTGCTAGTTAAGTAAAATGCTATATCTCGACCGGAAATTTTCTTTGTTACTTCCAAAATCCTTTTCCACCTGATAACAGGTTCCATCTCTCTTTTGCCCATTGATATGCACCTCCCTTGTATCCATAATTTGACCAAAGGACCCCTCGATCTTTAATCCAGCCATCTCCGAAGATGACTGGTCCTTTCGGACTTAGGATCACAATTTTTGCTTCTAGCTTTTTCAAAATGCTTGCATTCTTCGCGTTGACAACTAACCAAGCAATGTATCTGGTATCGCTCGCCGGTCCCTTAAGCAAAGGCCACCCATTAGTCTCAGCAAGAAGGTTGCAGGCAATCTCCCAGCCGCTCCAATGCCCGTTGTGAAACAACACTCCCTTGCTCGTTTTTCCAGATGTTGCAAGTGGAATGTCAGGTTCGAGCGGAAAAGGATGGCAAAGTTCAGGAAGAACACTTCCTGCGGAAGCCGTTCTTGCGTGAAAGATGGCGGGAAGTGGGATCTGTGAAAGGGCTTTTTGAACCTCATTTATGGTTTTTAATCCTTTCGTCCATCTAACATGATTTTTCTCAATCCATGCCAGTCCCGCTCCGTGCGAGTTCTCGAAGATACAGTTGTTTAATTCTTCCGTGGATGGCCTTCTGTTGTAGAGAACGCCAATGATACACATATTAACCTCCTAATAGTTATACCACCAAAATGCTGATCTCCTAGCCGGACTGGCCCAGGAAAGAACGCTTCTTTCCTTGACCTCCGCCGGAACGGGATTCTTTTTCAACAAGACCAACAACTTCTCATCGACATTTTTTAAAAACGTAAGAGCCGTGGTGGAAACAGGAGCAGAGCAGCCCGCAACTCTGCCACTCAGAATAATCTCTGCTGCATCTCTCGTTGCAAAATAATCCAGAATCTCTTCTGTCAACGTGGCCTTGTCGTAAGCAAACTTCAACGCTCGGAAACTTTTGCCTAATTTTTTTTGGCAAGCTCCGAAGATGAAGATCCACAAAAACCATTTCGAGGACATGGTCACATACCGGACCAAAGTCGCTGCCAAACTTGCGAACAGGAACCCTTTCGAGGAAGAACAACGTCCCTGCCGCATAAAAGAAAGTCTCCATATGTTCACAAACTTTGGGATGAGCAGCCCATCCTTCAGGAGTAGCCAACCATTGGCCGACTCGACTAACCAGCAAGTCGACCTTTTTGCTATGGACAGAAGCCATTTCCTCCGCCATAGCAACGAGAGTGCTATCGGCTTCCCAAGCCATCTTCCTTTTCCTCCCTATACGGAGTCCTTCTTTCGATCTCGTCGGCAACGAGATAATCCCGATGCCGAGAAACCACTTCCAGAGCAGACTCCAACGTCTGCTTTGTTTTCTCATCATAAGAGTAAATTTGGAGCAAATCGCGAAGGACGACCTTCGCGATCTCAATTTGTTGGAAACTGTCAATGAAGTGAGGGACAACGATCTTCTGCATTTAGCTCTCCTTTCTTCTTTTGATGCTGATCGCCACTTTCGTTTTAAGGAGATGGGCCTTCAAATCCTCAAGCGCTTTCCTGAACAGGCCCCGATCTCTCCTACTTTCCCAGGAAAACCCATACGATGTGTATGGGTTCCACTCACCGCAGAACTTTATTGTCTTCCCCAGCGAGCAAGGGAAATTGAAAACATTTCCACGCTGCTCGGAAAGACCAAAAAGCAAGATCCTCGACATAAGCCGGACGTCTTGGAAGACAGTCCGGACCTCATCCATTGCCCACGGCTCAAAGACGGATCCCGCCGCCAACTTAACTGCCGTGGCAGGCGATTCATCGATGTCGAGCTTCCACGCGGCGGCGACAGTGAATTTTCTGTGAAGGGTTTTTTTACAAAACCCCAAGAAAAATCGGACATCTTTTTCGCCGACGCCTGTCAATCGAACATAATCCTCGACCGTCGGCTCCTCGTTGTACTCGAGGACCTTTCCATTGGCCAGACTCTGGACAAGAGCCTTGGCCATCGTCAACGTGATCTGAGCCATCCGAGGATGGCTCCAAACTGCCGTGGGGACGGTCCGATACTCAAATCCATGCGGCTGGAGCCGATAATCTCCGAGCCGCCCGTATTCGGAGTTCTGCCGAGCCTTTCCGGAGAGAATCTGGGTTGGGCGCCCGATGAAATCGTCGAGAGCCTCAACATAGACCTCGACATCCTCTGGCCGGATTGACAGGCCAAAGTGGATATGACCTCCGAGCGGATGGATGTCTCCGGTCGCGGAGACGTCATATCCATTGCTATACAGCTCCCGCAACAAGCTTCGGATGTTGCGGACGAGCTCCTGTGGGTTGGTGCTCGGCTCAGGACGGAGCTCGATCTGATAACCCGCTCCATCTCGCCCTATCGCCTCTCCGAGAGACGAGTACTCCGTCTCTCTTGCCTCGATGAGCCGGCCATCTTTGAGGAGCTCAAATTCAGGGTCTCCGCCGAGGGAGACCTCGATGGCCGGCTTGCAGATTTTTCCGGACCACTCGGAAAGAGGGGCCAGAACGCCAAGCTCTTCCAACTTACAAAAAAGCTTGGTCATCCAGTAAGCAACGTGTTCCACGTCGCCTATAAGGTATGGCATAGTGACTACCTGTGAGTCGGTCGCAACAGAGCAAATCCACTTTCTGGACCCATCTGGGCGCTCGGCCCAAACGGTCGCGATTGGGACCGACTCGATCATTTCGTCGAAGTCGACTGACCACTCATCCCATCGCAGTATTGGAAGGAAATCACTAGACAGGATGATCTCGCGTTGCCCGCGAGGCAAAAATCTTGAAGCTGTGATAAGGGTGAGCGGAGCAGGCCGGACGATCGTGTTGATTATGATGGACGATCGTTCGGTGAGCTGAGCGTGCTCCACAATCCACGGGCTCACGGCCCGAAGGAGCTCCTCCGGATTCCCGTCGCTGATGGGCCGGAGGAATCCTTCATTTTCGAGCAACCAAAACAGACGCTCGAAGACATCTTTTTCGAGCGTTTCGACGTCGATGCTCGTCACGAAGGAATAATTGGACCCACAGCGAAATGTGGATCCAACCCATTTCCACGCCGGCCCTTCGTTGGTGTCGATCTCGAGATAGATCGAGGAGCTAATTTCCTCGATCTCTTCCCTGTCATCAAGATCTGGGACAATGTCCCAGATCTTCTCTAGGCAGGCATCGGTGATGCCTATAAAATGCCGGTCTCTGTCATCCTCCGCGTCGATAATTTCTGCCGAGGCGAAAATGATCGTCCTCGGCGGCAGAGACCCTTCTCGGATCTCTGCCAAGGTCTCATCAATATCTCTTTCCCGCTGGGCAAAATGAAACCAACGGGAAAGAAAAAGGGCTTTCTCCTGATCGATGGCATTGATCAGGAGAAAGCCCTTGTCAATGGCAGCCCCGAGCGAATTCGCAATCTTCAATGCTTTCATTGCTTTCATTTTCCGTCTCCTCTCTAGATGTCCTCTTTTTTGGTTACAATATACAAAAGACGGAAAAGAAAGTCAAGAAAAAAATGATTGAAAAGTAAAAAAAATTCATCAATAATTTCAATAGGTTAGGATGAAATTATAGAAAAATAGTAAATCAAGTGTTTTTTCAAAACGCAAAAACTCGCGAATAAGTTGATTTTCTTTGTCTAGATAAAGCGCTTCAGGAGGTTTCTGGATTCGCTTTCTTCGGTTTTATATTGATCATAAATATATTTGTGTATTTGTAAATTCAAGATCATTTCTCCATCTTGAATTTTCAAGACCTCGTCCAGCAACCTTCTCAAAAAAAGTCTATCTGGACTTCCATCTTTAAATACGGGAGAAAGAGCAAACTTGACTCTGTTTTTCCTTGCTTTTTTCTCCTCTTTCAGTCTTATCTTCTTCATCGCGTCCTTGGCAACGGCCAGGTCCGTAGCATCTTTGCAGACAAATTTGACAAACGAATGCTTTGGAAGTGTGAAAAATATATATGGCAAATTTGCTCCTTTCCATTCTTGGAGAGACGATGGAAGTTTGTAGTCAAATACTGTGCATATCCTGTTGCTAATTTCGGACAATAGCAGAGGTTGTTGAGATCCGTTCGTTTCAATTGTGATGAGCCTGTCCTTGCTTTTCCTGAGAATCAACTTACAGATCTTATCGACTGCCGATCTCTGAATCAGCGGTTCTCCGCCTGTAATCAGCACATGATAGATGCTCTTATCGTGGAGATAATCAATTATCCTATTTGCTACTTTGCTTGTTTCAACTTCCATTCCAGACGCTTTTATCAATGCCTTTTTTGTGTCGCAATAAGAACATCTCAAATTGCATCCTGCAAGTCTAATGATGAGTGTTTTTGTTCCTTGTGGAACGAAAGAGACCTCTCCTGATATGCTTTCTACGATCGAATAGATTGAGACACTCTTTCCTTCGCCTCCGCTGTCTTTCACCCATTCCATTTTTATTTCTCCTTCCACTCGGCCCAGCAATTTTCAGTTTCAAAAACTTTTACTGCTGTGAGCTTTGCTTTAGCAGAATTCGTCGATGGGTATGTTTCAATAATCTTATCCGCAATATATTTTGCAATTGCTTCCGCTGATGGATATGAGACAATGTCATTAAGATATTTGTGATCTAACTCTTCTATAATCGGACTGACAATTTGCTTAACTTCCCTAAAGTCAATGACCATTGGGATTCCCGTATTTTCTCCTGTTGGCTCAAAAGTAACTTCGACGATTGCATTGTGGCCATGAAGGCGCGAGCAGTTTCCAGGATAGTTAGGAAGTTTGTGAGCGTAAGAGAAATGAAATTTTCTTGTCACAGAAATCATTGCATTGCTCCTTTCCTTATTAGGTTAAATGTAGGAGCCCAAATAAGGGCGGCCTATCTTCAAACATTGCAAAACAGTAATTTCACGCAAAATGTCGAACTCGTCTTCTCTAGCAATCATTTTCGAAATCCTCATTATCCCTCTTGCTTTTTCTTCGTGCGTTTGATTTAGTGACAGCATCATAGTTACATGTGCGTATTTTCTTTTGTCCTCGGAGAAATTTGAAAGCGCTATCGAACGTTTGTCATAAGATTTAGCATCTGCCTGCGTTGCGGTAATAACGCAACAATGTTTTTCTTGACTCAGTCTTCTCAACGCCATCCATGTTTCATTTTGTTGATGACGAAATTCTTTCCTTGGATCTTCTGGAGCCAAAATGTCTGCGTAGTCAATTACAACAACATCGACAATAAAGTCTTCGTGCTTCTCCCATGAGTCCAAAATGTTCGTGATTCCTCTCACAGAAATAGAGGCTGCTGGATGAACAGATAGCTTGAATCGTTTTCCTTTTGATATTTCAACAAACTCTTTTGCAACTTTGTAAGCATCTTTCCATGTCAAAGGCTCAATAAATCTTTCCTCATACCATACTGCTCCTTTATACAAAAATCCGGTTCGTTCGTTTCCAAGGCAAGCCGTACATGCTTTGTAGTTCACGGCTTCATCAAAACTCAAAATAGACTCGTCTTCTCGTATTACTCCAGTTCTTGATGTTCTTTCCGGCCTTGAGCAACTGTTTCTCTGGTTTAGCTCGCAATCCAAAATCGGTATTAGTATTTTTCCACAATATCTCTTTTTGTAGTTCCGCTGAGAAAGATAAACATGAAATCTTCTTACTTGTTGAGCCTCCGACAAATCTCCGACCTGAAAAAATGCAACATTGCATCTTGCTCTGAATGCTCTCATTGCAAATTCCATGAGCCAGAATGTCTTGCCTCTCTTTTCCGGACCCATGATTCCGATTAAAGAGTCTCGCTCAAACGGCCCTAATTCCTTTCCCAAGACTCCAGGCATTCGAAAAAGTATTTGTGAGGTATCTTCGGAAAACGCCTTTAAGATTGTTTCTTTGCTAAACAAATCTATTCCTTTTGATTTCTCCCTTTCAACTGGCTTGAATTTATGAAGCAACGATTCCGCTCTTTCCACCCCCTGCTGAATCAAAGCTGTCCGTATGTCTTCGGTTAAAGCAATCAGACTTCTCTTCTTGAAAAAAGCTTCCGCCAAATCAAGAACAAACTCGGAATTAAATTTCTCTCTTTCATACTGCTCACTTATCGAAGAAAGAAACTTTCCTATCAAATCCGCAACGTCCGAATCCAATGATCCGTTTCTAAGATTCGATTCATAAATATCCTGGATATGCTGATATGGAGCTTCTTTGTATTCTCTCCAATAATTGATGCACCAACGTGACACTATCCTTGCATAAGGGCTTACAAAAAAATGCTCTTGATATATAGGTTCCAACTCTGCCAATACTTCCTTGCTGACAATCATTCCGATTACAATCAATCTCTCTTCGGATTTATGTATTGCTTCTCTCTCTATTGTCACTTTTCAATCCTCTGCCCGCTGTTCAAATCAACTCCAATATCTTCACTCGTCTCTTTTACAAACTTGTCCCATGCCCAAGAATCCAGCCTTCTCAGAGATATGTCTGAGGAATCCAGCTTTCTTTTTTGCATCCATCTTTCAAATTCATTATAGAGAGATCGAGGAGTTGGAAACCATTTATTCAATACAGGATTTTCTTTTGCTTTCATTTTTGCGTGATACTCTGATATTTGTTTGAGGAATGAAGACTCGGTTATCAGCCTTGGCTTGTTTGCACTACAAAACAGAAACAAAGAATTTTTCTTGAGTGGATTGTACAACAACTCACTAAGATTCCTTGGAAGATGTGCTTTGTTGGAAGGCCAGTATTTGGGATCGAATAGACAAGACAAATTTTTGAGTCCTTCCTTTATCTCATCCTCGCTCCATTTTTTGATAAGCAGGGACGCCGGAATTTTTCTTGCTTCGATCCAATCCATATCCAAGAAATTCATTATGCCGAACTTGCCTCTCATCAGTTGCACGATCTTTTGCGCGCTTAAAAAATATACGCGTGTCGTTTTTCGCTGATGCTTTCTCACATAGGGCAGACTATTCCAAAAATCCAACAGCTTTTCTGCCGCCTCATAATGCCCGTTTTCTTTTTTCGAAGCATAATTTATTATGCTCGTCGTTTCTTCTTTATTTCTTGTCAATTGCCTTTGCAATGTTATCGTTGCATCAATAATATCTTCTGTCTCTGCGCTGTAGGATGTCTCCTCTTCGATCAATGACCTAATCAATTTCTCAGTTTTTCTTAGCAGCTTCCTGATTTTCTTCAACTTGCGAAGTTCATCTTGCGTCATTGTTTCATTACTCCAAGAGGCAAGATGAAATTTCTCTCGCTTCCTTTTCGGTCAACTCTGCAGGATCTTTTACTCCGCTTAACTTTATTATCTCCACTTTGACGTTAGGATTGAGTGACACGATAGACTCCGCAAGTTCTTTTGCCTTCTTTTGAGCGATCTCTTCAGCATCAAACATTATGAAGCATTTTCTCAGTTTGCTTAAAATGGCGACTTGAGGCTGCGTGAATTCTATTCCAAATGTTGCGACCGCTCCCTTTCCAAGCCTCCAAACATCTGCAATTCCTTCAACAATGATTGCAACGTCATTCACAAAATCCAGACCGTAAAGTATTCTTTTATGATTCACCAGCTCCATAGATTTTGAGCAAGCCTTGTATTTAATCTTGCTCTTTCCCGTTATGTCTCTTCCTTGATAGCTCACCATTCTTCCGCCGTAAAAAATCGGTGCGATAATTCGAAACTTGTATGGTCCTATGGGTCCTGTCCCATATAGCTTCCATGTTTTTTCCAACTCTTTTGGATCGAAATTTCTGGATGCAAGATAATTTCTGTGACGCTCAAATTGAGGATCGTCAGACATGATGCTTTTGCATCCTATTGGCAAACTCAGAAAAGACGGAGAAGTAGCATTTGAAGTTTTGCTATCTTCATTTGCATTGAAGACAATTCTTGTTTTTCCTTCGATAAGCGGAGGGCAATCCTTTATTAGTGAGGAAATACTGCGGTCATCCAAACCCGTTAAACGTTTCAAGACATCTCTTGTTTGATGAGGCCCGCATCTGAAGCAATTCCAAATTCCTTTCGTGATCCAATATCCAAGATGATAGCCCTTCGAGCCGGAGCAAAACGGGCATTCAATGTTGATCCAGTCATGCGAGTAATGCTTGTCTCCTTTTTGCGCTCTGTTCGAAATCAAGTTCAGCTTGATTAGCAGAGGCAGAACGTCTTTCCTCATTGATTAGCTCCATCAAAGTTTCCATCATTATTTCTTCTTTGCTTACGCTTCTTCCGTCAAGTATTTCAGAGACAGTATTCCTTTTTCGATCCAACACTCTTAAAATTGACGTTTCTATTGTTTTGTGAGCAACAAAGTAATATATTGAGACGCTCTCTTTCTGTCCGATTCTATGGACTCTATCTTCTGCTTGATCATGCTCCGTCGGAGTCCATCCTAATTCCGCAAAACAAACAATTGGAGAAACTGTCAAAGTGATGCCGACTCCGGCACTTCGGATTCCTCCGATAAAGAGCCTGCAAGTTTCGTCTTTTGCGAATTTGTCAATGTTGCTCATTCTTTCTTGATGCGAAGTCCTGGAATCAATCGAAACCGGATTAAAGTCGGAAAGGCTATCAAGAAGAAAATCAATCGAGAAATGATGAGTGGCAAACACTACGATTTTCTGATCTGAGCCAGTCAAAGCATTTCGAATCCACTCAGAAACATATGATAACTTCTCTTTTCGCACAATGCTTTTTAACTGCTCCATCCTGGAAAAGATTTCAACTTTTTTCCTGAAATTGTCAGGACTATTTCGGACCCAATCGATGAATTGTTTTCTCATTTCGAGGTATAGGAGGTTAGTGTCATTTCCAAGTTTCACAGGTATTATTGTTCTTACTTTCTTAGGGAGCTCTTGCAGTACATCTTCTTTTTTTCTCCTTATCATTACAATGCTTAGTAATTTGTTTAATTCCGTTGTGTTTGACGATCCATTGAAATCCCAACCCCATTTTGTCTTTTTTGCATCACAAAATTTAGTCGCGTAGAAAAAGAAAGAAGGAAACAGCTTTGGATTGATCATGTTAAGCGTTGTGAAAAATTCGATTGGACGATTGATGACAGGAGTTCCGGAAAGGGCAACAATCGATGGAGTGTTTCTCAGCCATGAGCAGACAGCTTTTGTTCTTTTTGCTCTGAAGTTTTTAATGTAGTGGCATTCGTCCAAAATTAACAATTTGATTATTTTGCTTAGTGGCTTTGCCCAATACTGGATGACCTCATAATTAACAATGTAGATCAAATTTCCTCCGTCAAGAATTTCGCTGCTCTTTTTCCCGTTTAAGATGCGTGGCTGTGACGTTGTCCATTTTCTTATTTCCTGTTTCCAAACAAGCTTCATTATCGAAGGACAGACAATAAGAGCAGGACGCAAGTCTTTTCTATGTTCGGCCCATGCAAGAGCTTCGATTGTTTTTCCAAGCCCCATTTCATCTGCAATCAATGCTTTCCCGTTTCGTCGCGAGACGAACTTGACAGCCTCTTTTTGGAACTTGTATAAATTGCCGGCTCTGCTCATGGTCAATTAAATCCAGAAACGTGAAGAGAATATATCTTGGACAACTTTCAAAATCAAGAAAAATTCTGAAATCGAAAAAATTTTTTTCCTGATCTGTAAATTGTTGATTTCCTTCGTTATTGGAATTATTATGATCGGAAAAAATTCTTGATCATTTTCTTCGCTTGAACTAGACTTATTCTCATAGGACTGTATTTGCGGAGGATTGGAAGATGAAAACGCTTAGAGTGATCGTTGGAGAAGCAAAAAATTTGCTATTCAGGATTCGAGACGCAAATGGAGCGCCGGTTGACTTGAGCGACTCAAACATTACATTTGCTTTCAAACTTGGAATCGGAACAGAGTCTGGAGAGTATGTTTTGGTTGAAAAGCAAGATTCGGATTTTGACAAGTCGAATGCCGAAAACGGCGAAGTATCTGTGGTTTGTCCATTCATGGAGGACGGGATTTTTTATGCAACGTTGGAGATAAACCAGGGAGGATTTTTGCTTGACAAAAGCAAGCATCGAGTGGAGGTATCTCCAGAGTTTTAAAATGTCTCCAAATTATGATTTGCAAAAAAAGTGCATTATGTTATTTTCAAAATTACATGAAAAATACATGTAATGTCGAAGTCAAAGTCGAAGTACATATAAGAACGTACGATGGATGATAATATATATAATATGTTATATATTATATATATTATCATTCATCGTCCTTATATGCACTTTGGCTTTGGCTTTGGCCTTGCATGTATTCTCCATATGTAATTTTGAAAATAACTATGGCAAAACAATCGAAAATTACCGGAAAATTACATGATTAAATGGTTGTTGCTTCCATATCTTGGTAAACATAGCCTGGAAGTTGAATGTGGACAGTCCAAACTTTTTCCGTGGACGATTGGAATAAACAGTCGATTTGAGTTTTCGAAAAAATTCGGTCATATCAATTTAGCATTGGGAAATATCCAAAAATTCTTTGCTCCAAAATCTCTTGACTCTATAGTTATCAAATGCACAAGAAAGACAGATCTGGTTAAGGAAGTTTTGAAAAATTGCATTGGATTGGTCAAAAACGGAGGACATCTTATCTTATGCTTTCCTGGGGCTGAAAATTTTCCGATTGCTTCCATTGCAAGAGAAGTTGGAAATCTTAGCATTAGATTGATTGAATCTGTTTCCGAAAATGGATCTGATGTTCTTTGCGTGGCATTGAAAATATCGAATGATGACGTTGAATGGTATAAGCAAAAAGATGGAAAAAAGAGCGTATTGATTTTGAGGCAAGGCGTTTTCGGAGATGCCCTACAAGTCGGAAGCATTCTTCCACATCTTCGCGATCAAGGATATAATTGGATAACCTGGATTGGCTCTCCACTGAGCAAATTGGTTCTTGACAATAACCCTTATATTGATGAATATCTGGCTTATGACATTGGTCAATTGGACAGATCGGAGCTTGTAAAGTTTTGGGATTTTCAAAGAGGCAGAAAAGCCTTCGACAAAGTGCTCAACATGAATTACATTGTTGAGGCAACGCTTATGGCAAGCGCTGTCAGTCCACAAAGGTTTTGGCCAAAGGATGTCAGATCAAGGCTTATGGGAAAGCCGTATATGGAATTGATTCATGATGTTGCAGAAGTTCCTCATGTTTACACTTCCGCATTTTTTCCGACAGAAGAAGAAAAGGAGCAATGCGCGGAAATTGTAAGTCAAATCCTTCCAAGGAAGTCAATCTTGCTTTCAATTTCCGGTTCCAGCATTCACAAAAAATGGATTTTTGTCTTGGATGGAATTAAAAAACTTTTGGACCTTCGGGATGATATTGTCATTATTACTGTCGGCGACGACCATTGGATACCAGAGATTCGTGATTTCAAACATCCAAGGCATTTTCATAAGTCTGGAGATGACGGTTGGAATATCAGACATTCATTAACATTTGCCAAGTGCGGAGCGGATCTTGTCTTCGGACCTGAGACTGGTCTTTTGCTTAGCGTTGCATTTGATGCAAACGTGAAAAAAATAATGTGGTTAAGCCATTCAAGCCCGAATAATCATTTTGGCTGGATCAATACTAGATTCATCACTCCCAAACCAGATCAAGTTCCTTGCTGGCCTTGTCACACTCTGCATGACGGGCTGGGAACATGCGAGCTGAAAGAGTATAATCATTCGTTTTCATCCAGGTGGCCGTTGTGCTGTTTTTATTTGGATGTCAATAGATTTTTGGACATTGTTTGCAAATGTTTGGACACTAACTGAACATAACGGAGGATTGAAAAATGTCGAATGCACTCTATGACAAAGGACGGGAAGCTTTTCTGAATGGCCAGATTTCATGGGGTAACGATAATATAAAGGTTTGCCTAGTCGACACAAACGATTACACGGTTAACTTGTCAACCCATGATTTCCTGGACGACATTCCATCGACCGCGATTGTTGCTACAAGTCCGGCGCTTAGCTCGAAGACTTATGCAGCCGGAGTTGCAGATGCTGCCGATGTAACTTTTTCATCTGTTACCGGCGATGTGAGCGAAGCTCTTGTCATTTATCAGGACACAGGGACGGCCAGCACATCGAGATTGATTGCTTACATTGATACTGCAACAGGTCTGCCAGTTACGCCGAATGGCGGAGACATTGTTGTGCAATGGGACAACGGCGCGAATAGAATTTTCAAACTCTAGGACAAGGAGGACTTAATCATGAAAAGATCCAAAATCAAAATCTGTCTTGGTTGCATTGCGATTATTGCTTTGCTTGCAATTGCTCCATCTATGCTTTTCGCCCTGAGCAGATCTGTCACCGTGACATGGGACGCTCCGACTTGTCTTGCAGGCCCAGGAGGTGATTGCTCAGTCAGCGGACCTCCAATCTCCAGTCAAGATCTCGCAACATTGCAATATCAAGTCAAATGGAGAGTAGGCTCCGGCGGCCAATATCAGATTGCCACAACTTCACAGCGTCAATTTACAATTGAGAATGTTCCTGTCGGTGTGACGTTGGAAGTTTCGGTCGGAGCTTTCTTTCCTGGAGGATCGGTAGGTTGTTGGACGGACGCTGTTTCATTTATTGTTCCTGTTCCGACTGTGGGCCCTTGCTCCGGAGTGAAGGCAGTTGCTCAATGATGAGCGAAAGCAAAAATAAGATGTTTTCTGTTTCAGAAAAGAAGAATCGGGCGATTGTCATTTTTGACTTCGCCCGATTCTTTCTTCTTTTCGTTGCGTTGGCAATGATTGGTTGGTTTGCATTGATAGGATTTGCAACGGTTGTTTTTGTTTTCTATTTTTACCTTCATGGAGGCTTATGAAATGAACTGGTTTAAGACAACCATTCTTGTGCTACAGTTGATTTTTGAATTTGGTCCGAGGCTGTATCAGATCGCAAAGGAAGTCTATGAAAATGTCGAGGAATGGTCTGCGAATAAAAAATTGCAAGGTGTACAAGTATCCAGTGCGGAAAAAGCAATGAGATTCGATGAGGCGATTAAAAACTTTGCTTCTCCTGACACCAACATTCCGAAGTTGAGAGAAGGCGTTCACAAAATTCTTGGAAGGAAACCATGAATCATTGTGGAGGCAATCTTGAGGTTTCGCAAAACTCTCTACACATTGAACATCGGCAATTATGCTCCAGAAATCACGAGGATCACTTATCCATTGTTAAGATATTATGCCAAAAAATGCGGAGCTGAATTTTATGTAATGACGGAGCGCAAATTTCCGGATTGGCCGGTTGTTTATGAAAAATTGCAAATCTATTATCTTTCAGAAGAGCGAAAAGATGAATGGTCCATTTATCTTGACTCCGACGCAATTGTTCATCCTGAGACGATAGATTGGACATGTTTTTTGCCTATGGACACGGTTGCGCATAACGGCACTGACATGGCCGCTGTGAGATGGAAATACAATGAATGGTTTTTGCGAGACGGCAGAAATATCGGGTCATGCAACTGGAATACAATTGCAAGTTATTGGTGCAGGGATCTTTGGCGTCCACTTGAAATGACACCGGAGGAAGCAATCGGCCATTGCTTTCCCATCGTCGAGGAAATGAATACGGTTATCAGCCCTGATCATCTTGTTGATGATTTTGCATTAAGCTGTAACATTGCAAGATTTGGCCTTAAGAAGACAACTCTCATTGAGCTACAGCAAAAAATCGGATTGCCTAATGCAAATTTTTATTGGCATCAATACACAATCCCTATTCATGAAAAGGTAAAGCAAATGAGAGATCTGGTAGGCTCTTGGGGCCTAAAAAAGATTGTTGGTGATTTGTAGGTAAAATAAGCAATGGCTGGATCAAATACATATAACACTGCGGGCAACGGCACTTGGACCGCTCCGGCAAACGTTGGAAACGTTACAATTGAAGTATGGGGTGGAGGCGGAGGCGGCGGTGGCTCCAACGTTAATCTCCAGGGCAACACAGGTGGAGGAGGCGGAGGAGGCGCCTATGCTCGAATCACGATCCTTTATCCAGGACTGGCTGGGGGCAACACATTCAACTTCACTGTGGGCGCCGGAGGAACAGGAGGAGTTGGGAACGCAAATGGCACTGACGGCGGCCAGACTATCTTTTACAACAACACGGGCGGCAATACTGATGTTATCATTGCGGCAAACGGAGGAAGCAAAGGCCTAGCCGGAAATGTAGCAGGTAACCGTGCGGGTGCTGGTGGAGCAGCTAATACAGCTCCAGGTGTTACGTCATACGCTGGTGGTTATGGATCCAATGCAGGATCTAGCAACTATGGCGGAGGTGGCGGAGCTGGAGCGGGCAACGCTAATCCTGGAAACAATGGGACCGGCAGCGGTACAGGTTCAGGAGGCGTTGGCTCAAACGGTGGTGGAAACGGTGGTAATGGAGGCGCGCGAAATGCGAATGGCAATAACGGATCAATTGCTGGAGGCGGAGGTGGTGGAGCTGGCAGAGCTAACACAACGACTGGCACAAATAGAGTCGGCGGAAAGGGAGCCAATGGTCAGATAATTATTACTTGGGATGATGCGCCTTCATATCAACCTATCTATCCGTCTTCAATAGATTCTGCTGAATCAGTATCTAGCCCGACAATACTTCCTGGGGCTGTAACACTTCAGCCAACTTCAATTTCTTCGTCCGAGTCGGTCTCATCGCCTAAAGCTGGGAATAAGAAGTATGTCTTCATCCTCGGCGACAGTGCGATGGTTGTAAATGCTTCTCCATATTATTCATCTGTTGCCGAATTTATCCAGCAATATTTCGGGCTCTTTCCGGAAACCAATCCAATTATTGAGGTTGTGATTGCTGCTGTCGGCGGAGCACGAATGTCCGGAGGAACTGTAAAGACAATTCCTCAGCAGTATTCCGACAGCGTGGCAACATATGGAGTTCCTGAAGTTGTCATATTCGATGGCGGACTCAATGACATTAAGGATGAATGCTCGAATCCTTCCAGCTCCCCACCATGTGATTCTACGTTTTGGAATCAGTTATGGAATGATTTTGCATCGCTTTTCGATGATATGGTTGCCGACGGAGTTAAGAAAGTCTTTTACGGTGGGCCATATCATTTGCGTGGCGATCTTGCAGTCTACAATAGTGCGATTGATTACTTTTGGGAAAATTACATTTCTCAATTTCAATCAAACTGGCCAGAGCTTAATTTTGCAATTTTGGATCCAAGGGAGTTCTTCGACGCTCATCAGGAGCTTATGGCAATTGATGATGTCCATACGACATCTTACGGCTCCGTTGCACTTGCTGATCTTGCAGCGAGAGAAATTCCTGGAGGCTGGATTGATCCTGGAGGAACATGGCGATTAAGAAAAGCCATTCCTCTTATGATGGTTTCCCATGCTCAGGCAGTAAATACAAATTATGTTGATGCCACCTATCCAAGCGGTGTTTCTAAGTGGTTGTACAATGAAGACGATTACGACGGTGACGTTTTCTTCGTTCTCGAAGTTGATGCTTACACGAACAATCTAAACGATAATGCTTCCATTGCTCTTTTTGACATAACTGCGCAAGGCACTGTCTCGCAATCTGCTGTAAAAGTATACAACACAACTTCAGATGTTGGGCAGATTCATCGGTCCGCCCCATTTTTCAAATCGAACCTAGCCAACGGGCATGAATATAGATTCAGGCTCAGGTCTGGGTCTGTTCTAACAACTATTTATGTCAAGCGAGTCACTCTATACGTTTATCAGAAAGGCAACATAACAAATACTGCCACGGAATTTGCTCTTTTAAGTTGTGGATCTCAAGATCTCATGCCTTCCACGACCAGCACTTCCTATGTGGAGAGTGTTGGGACCAATTGCGATACTTCCAAATTTAAGTTTAATTCATCTGATTTTGATGGGACTGTATCAATTTACTTTGAAGCCAACATTTATACCAGCGGCTCTTCATACACTGGATACGCTGCTTTATTTGATCAAGATGGGAATCAGGTTTCTGGCTCTGAGGTTTCTGTAACCGGAACAGTCCTTACAAGGGTTCGCTCGTCTGCGATTACTTTAACAGATGGATATGTTTATCATCCAAGAGTAAAAACAAGTGGCGGAACTGCATATTTTGCAGATATTAGACTTATCATCAAGCAATCCAATTTCACAAAGACGATAAGCTTCCAATCCTTTTGCGCAGGGCCATCGAATGCCACCCAGACTACTCCGGCAAGAATTTCTTCAAGCTGTTCAGTTCCTGCAAAAAGTTGGCTTGTTCCGTCAAGTAATGATTTTATTGGTATCGGCGGGACGTTAAAAGTTTCTGCTGACGGATATACTGCTTATTTGAGTTTGGATGATTCGTATGGTTCCGCGGAAGAAATAATAAGCACAACGTCGACGCAAAAAGTATACGTCGAATCCAGCTCAAGCCAAGCAGATATTCTTCCTGGAGTCAGATATTATACATATGCTTATTCCAGCGATTCCAATGCGACGGCTACAGTTGTTAGATCTTTGCTTGTTTACAGAACCAATTTCCCGAAAATTGTTTCCGATGCTGAAGGAATTTCCAGTGCGGAAAATTTTGGTTCCGTTTCTATCGAGGTGTTTGGCGGGGCATTACAGATTCAACCGACATCTATTTCGACTTCGGAGTCGATGTCGACTCCGACTATCAACGTCGGATTGACTTCAATTCAACCGGCTTCGATTTCGTCCTCGGAATCGGTATCGAGTCCGTTTATCAACGTCGGTTCGACTTCGATCCAGCCATCATCAATCTCGACTTCGGAGTCCGTATCGAATCCGGTTGTCAATGTCGGATTGATTTTGATTCAACCGGCTTCAATTCTAACTTCGGAGACCATATCGACTCCGATTATCAATGTCCGATCAGTGTTGATTCAATCAGCTTCGATTCCGACTTCGGAATCGGTATCGAGTCCGTTTATCAACGTCGGTTCGACTTCGATTCAACCGGCTTCGATTTCGACTTCGGAGTCGGTATCGAATCCGATTGTCAGTGTCGGCTCGACTTCGATTCAACCGGCTTCGATTCAAACCTCTGAGCTGTTCGGAAGCTTGATTGTTAGCAGCGGAGAGATATTTGTTCAAAATGCCGGAGGCATTTCTTCTTTAGAATTCATCTCCGCGCCGACTATCAATGTTGGATTGATTTCGATTCAACCGTCTTCGATTCCGACGGCAGAATCGATGTCAAGTCCGACTATCAACGTCGGCTCGGTATTGGTTCAACCGATTTCAATTCTGACTTTGGAATCGGTATCGAATCCGATTGTCAACATTGGCTCAATATCGATTCAACCGATTTCAATTCTGACTTCGGAATCGATATCGAATCCGACCGTCAACGTCGGCTCGGTATCGGTTCAACCGACTTCGATTCAATCGCTTGAAGAAGTTGGAGATTCCTCTGTATTTTCTGCTTTATCAATTATTGCTTCCGGCATTTCTTCTGCAGAGTCAGTTGCCAATCCGTTATTGCAAACTGGAATTGTTTCAGTTTATCCTTCTTCAATCAACTCCTCTGAATTTGTTTCTTATCCAATTGTAAGTGCTGGGCTTGTTTCGATAAAAAATGTTGGGGAAATTGAATCTCAAGAGCAGTTCGGCTCTGCTGATATTAGCATTGGCTCAGTCATTATATCTGTCCCATCGGTTGGACCTGGAGAGAATTTCGGAGTTCCGGCTTTCGGATTTGGCTCTGTTTTCGTCAATCCGATTGCGATTGAGTCAGAAGAAAATGTATCGCTCAATGCTTCCGTTGCTGTTGGGGCATCTGCTATTCACGATGTTGGAGGAATTGAGACTTCTGAAATTTTTGGAAGTCCAGAAGTTTCTGTTGGCTCATATACGATATTTGCGGAAGGAATAAAATCTGCTGAGATTGTGCCTGCAAATGCACTTATCGGTCGCTCATTACTTTTCCAAAAACAGCCATGCTACGTTGATATGACGGAGAAGATTAGTCAAATTATGATAGCGAATCCGGCATTGGAGCTTTATCCTTCCATTTCCGAAAAATATAGAGTAAGATTATCCTTGGATCCAAACGCTGTATAGGAATTTTGAAATGTCAATCAACAACGGCAACGGGAAAAGAAAACCAAAGCTGAAAAAGAGCACTTCCAAAACTTTGCTTTTGCTAAGAGCAAAGGAGAGAAGCAAGTTTTTGAAAAATCCATCGGACCAAGAAATCCTTGCAAAAGTCGAAGCGTTGAGTCCGTATTTGAGCGTTCAACAGATTGCGGATTATTTTGGAATCAGAACCGATACATTTTACAGGGCCATGCATAAACATAAAGAACTTGAGCGATCTTTGAGAAGAGGAAAAGCGAGATTGATTGCGGAAATAGCAGATTCTTTGATTGCCAAGGCAAGAGCTGGGAACATTGCTTCCATGTGCTTTTTCCTAAAGACTCAAGCAGGATGGAGAGAAACAACCAGAGTTGAGCACGCTGGAGATGGTGAGAATCCGATATTGTTGAGAGCCGGAATTGATATGCGTCAATTCAAGTTGGATCTTTCTGCTTTTTCAATTGAAGAATTGAAAGCTTTGGAAAAATTGGGAATTGAATTGATCGAGAAAAAGAAAGACAAAGGCAACGGTGTAACAAATTTGCTGTATCCAGGAAATCAGAACATCGATGTCACGATTGAGCATCAATAAATATCTTGCTTACAAGCGCAGAAAGAAATTTCTTTCGAAGCAAGAAGCTGTCTCTATCATTTTGTCCGCCGGAGCTTTCGATTTAATTCGAGCGGAGCTTTGTAGAAGAAGTTTGCCGTATATGATTAAAACTTTTTGGGATGTTATTACTTCAGATAAGCTAGTTTGGAATTGGCACATTGATTATATTTCGGACGAATTGATGGAATTGGCAAGAAGAGTGGGAAATTTTGAACCTAAAAAACATGACTTGATTATCAATGTTCCACCAGGAACAACTAAATCAATTATGTGCTCAGTGATGTTTCCTGTTTGGTGCTGGGTCAACTGGCATTGGATGAAATTTATTGCAGTTAGCTATTCTGGCGCCTTGAGCTTGGAACATGCGGAACTATGCAGAGATTTGGTAAGAAGTGAAAAGTTTAAGAGCTTGTTTCCCGATTTTGACATTAGACAAGACAAAGATACGAAAAGCAACTTTAGAATTCAGAGAAAGATATTAGATCCAAAAACAGGAAAAGAAATTATCTCAGACGGAGGAAGTAGATATTCCACCTCTGTAGGTGGAACATTGACCGGTTATCATGGTCACATCCTTATCGTTGACGATCCTCTTGATCCTAATAGGGCCGCTTCTGAAGTTGAGCTAAGAAATGCAAATCGTTGGATCGATCAGACGTTGAGCACGAGAAAAGTTGACAAGGATGTGTCTCCGGTCATCTTGATAATGCAAAGGTTGCATGAGAATGATTGCTCCGGCCATTTGTTGAGCAAAAGAAGTTCTTTCGGTGATTTGAAGCATATTTGCCTTCCTGGCGAAATCAGAAATTTCAGAGAGCAGTTGTCTCCAAAGGAAGTTGAGAAGTATTATGTTGATGATTTGTTCGATGCGAATCGAATGCCTTGGAAAGTTTTGAAAAGTTTGGAAACTGACTTGGGCCAGTATGGATACTCCGGACAAATCGGGCAAAAGCCGGTTCCACCAGGAGGTGGGATGTTCAGGGTTGAAATGTTTAAGATTGTGGATTCGGTATCTTCCATTGTTGGATGCGGCAGAATTATTCATACAGTGCGATATTGGGACAAAGCGGGATCAAGTGATAGTGGAGCCTATACGGTCGGGGTGAAGATGAGTAAAACTAGTGGCGGAATTTTTATTATTCACGATGTTTGCAGAGGCCAATGGGCATCAAATGAAAGGGAGGCAATCATAAAAGCGAAAGCGGAACAAGACGGAAAGGACGTTCACGTTTGGGTGGAGCAGGAGCCTGGGTCCGGAGGAAAGGATTCTGCTAATTACACAATTCGAAATTTGGCTGGATTTATCGTTAAAGCTGACCGTCCGACTGGAGACAAAGTCCGTAGAGCGGATCCATATAGTGTCCAAGTTAATTCTGGCAATGTTTATTTGATTCGTGGAGATTGGAACAGTGCTTTCATTTCCGAGCATGAGAATTTTCCATACAGCAAATACAAAGATCAAGTTGATGCATCTGCCGGAGCATTTAACCATTTGCTTGCCAAGAGAGTGGCCGGTCCGATTGTATGACAATTGCAATTATTGGAGGTTTAAGCAATGGCAAACAAATCTGATCGACATAGTGCAACAATGTTGTTAATGAGTGCTCTTATGAGCAGGTTTGATTTGGCGCAGAAATTCGGTTTGCAATATGGAGGCAGCAGGGATGTGTTTACAGCTTTGGGCTATCCAAAGGCTTTAAGGTTTGAGGATTATGCTATAAGATATAGAAGACAGGATATAGCCGCTGCAATCATTGATAGGCCAGTTGAGTCGACATGGAGAGATGGATTTGAAGTGATTGAGTCGGAAGAAGCAGAAGATACGTTATTTGAGTTGCAATGGGCTGAGATGTATAACAGGTTTGGGTTGAATTCAATCTTTCAAAGATTAGACAGGCTCAGTTGTGTTGGAGAATTTGGGATTTTGCTTCTTGGCATTGATGATGTTAAATCGAATGAGGATTTTTCCAAGCCTGCAAACATTGGCAGAAGTAAATTTAATGGATCTAGCAATGGAAGTCTTCTTTATCTAAAGCCTTTAAGTCAAGGATCTGTCAGTATCCAAAGCGTCGATCTTAACCCTAACAGTCAACGATTCGGCTATCCAGAATTGTATAGCGTCATGTTGGATGGAAGCTCGTCTTCTTTAACTTCATTTGCAGGCTCGACTTCTTTGCTGGTTCATCATTCCAGAGTGCTTCATGTGGTCATGGGAACAGTTCTTGAAAGTGAATTGTTTTGTGCTCCAATTCTTGAGAAAACTTTTAACAGACTAATTGATTTGGAAAAGCTTGTGGGCGGCTCTGCTGAAATGTTTTGGAAAGGCGCCAGGCCTGGATATGTTGGAAAAGTCGATCCTGAGTTTCAGCTAACCGAGAAAGTTAGAGAAGAATTGAGGGAGCAGCTAGATGAGTTTGAACACAACCTTAGAAGATTCTTGATCAACGAAGGAATTGACATTGAATCTTTGGCGTCTCAGATTTCGGATCCATCAAGTCATGTCGATGTGCAGATTCAGATGATTTCTGCTGCAACTGGGATTCCGAAAAGAATTCTTACTGGAAGCGAAAGAGGAGAGCTTGCTTCCACGCAAGATTTGACAAGCTGGAACTCAGTTATCGTTTCCAGAAGAAAATTAGTAGAGCAAAGGATTATTCGTCCATTTGTCGATAGGATGATTGAGCTTTCGATTTTGCCTGAGCCTGAAACTGGAGATTACACGATTTCTTGGCCGGATTTGTGGGCGCAAAGCGAAGAAGAGCAAGCAAGAGTAGGACAAATTCGGACGCAAGCTTTGGCTGCATATGCTGCCGAGCCGATGGCTTCCAGCATCGTGCCGGAAGAAGCGTTTCTTGAATTTTTCCTTGGCTTGTCGAGAGAAGAGATTGATTATATTTTAACTTTGAAAGAAGAGGAGAAAAAGTCTTCCGATGTTGAAGATAAGTTAGTTGAAGAAAATCCTGGTGGCGATGTTGAAGAAGGCGGAGGTAATGAAAAGATTCAGTAAGCCAGACAGCAAAAAAGTTTGGTTGTACGCTGCTGTAAGGAAATCTGATCCTGCTAGGATTATTCCGCTTCAACGCATGTTTTTTAGGGATGCTTTGAGAAGGATAAACAATCTTGCGAATTCGATCTATGAGCTTGTTGCGAAGATGGATGTTTTTGGATTGTCTCCATCTTCCACTCAGATATTTACCTATCAACAAGCTTCATCTTCCAGGCCGAGAAGATTTGATAAGTATGTTTTCAGAACATCGAAGGATAAGATCGAAACTTTTATGCGGTGGCTTGATGAGCAACACAAAAATGGACTATTGGAGCTTGTGAAGCATCAACAATTGGGGTTTCCTGTTGAAGAGCCGTGGGCAAACATCTATGTTAAAAGAGCTTACGAAAAAGGAATTACTAGAGCAAGATCAGAGCTTAGGAAGATTCAGAGAGTTCCTGATTTGAGCAAGACCGGTGGGCTTGCTGCTGCTTTGCAGAATCCTTTTCACGTTGACAGATTGGGAGTTCTTTACACTAGAACGTTCGGAGAGCTAAAGGGAATCACATCTTCGTTGGATACTTTGTTGAGCAGAGTATTGACGGAAGGGATTGCAATGGGAATCAATCCTGTTCCGTTGGCTAGAAATTTAGTCAAAGCTGTAACTGGAGAAGGAGGTTCTCTTTCAATCGTCGACAAAATGGGAAGATTTATTCCGGCAAAGCGCAGAGCTTTGATACTAACAAGAACAGAAATTATGAGGGCTCATCATGCGGCGACAGTCCAGGAATATAGAAACTGGGGCGTTGAAGGTGTTGAAGTAAAAGCTGAGTGGTTTACCGCTGGAGACGATCGTGTTTGCGATCAATGCGCAAGATTGGAAGGAACAATTTATACTCTTGACGATATAGAGCCTTTGATCCCTTATCATCCTCAGTGCAGGTGTGTTGCAATTCCTGTAAGCCCTAAGAGAGCGGCGAGCAGAGGAAGAAAAAAGAAAGAAGCCGCTCCTGCTGGAGAGGCCGCTGGAGCCGTTTCTCCTGTTCAAAAGGTTGAGGAAAAAATTGTAGAGGAAACAGAAAGACAGAAGCTTCTAAGGATGAGCGGTGATGAGTTTGCACAAAAGGTAAATGAAACTCTTGATGCGTGTTATGCCGAAGCAGAGCAATTTGTCGAAGAATATCAAAAGATCGTTGATGAGATTAACAGGCTTGATCAGGAAATGCTTAGAATGGGAGAACGGCAGAGCGATTTGCAGTACGTGCAAATCCCAGATCTTGAGAGGAAGTTGGCTGCTGTTGTGGATCAGGCAGAGAAAGACAGAATTGCAAAGTTATTGGATTCGTTGAAAGAGGAGACAGAAGACATTGCTAAAAAGTTGGATGTCATGACTCAGCGGCAAAGTGATTTGTGGAGAAAGGAGCTAGAGTCCAGGAATGAGATAATGTCTGCTTATACGAAAGGCAGGAATGATTTTGTCGATCGTATGATAAAATTTGTAAACCCTGACGGAAGAGAAGGGAATGTTGGGACTATCAAATTTAGGGAAATCCCAGAGGTGCCGGACATTAGAGAGTTTTCTGAGTCACGCATGTTTAAGAAGGTAAAAGAAGACTTAGAAAGGCTTGGCTTGAGAGTCACGAAAGAGGACGTTGAAAGTCATTGGAAGATGGCCAGCGGCAATTTGAAGAGTGCTCTCAAAGAAGCTTATCCTGCTGAATTTGCCGAAACCGAGCCAAACCTTGATTGTTTCATTTGGTTGGATGGATTTGGCGGGCAGCGTATCAGAGATCATTACGTAATGCGTTATCATACAATGTTTGTAGACTATGAGGACGCAAAACTTGGATTTGTGTCAGGAAGAGCCAGTCCGGTATTTGAAAGCGTTATCCATGAGTACGGGCATCATATCGAATATCTCAGTCCGTCTGTAAATAAAGGATTATGCGAGTCTCTTTTTGAATATGGCAAGCAGATTTCTCCTACAGGGCAAGTCGAGATCAAGAAACTTTCAGAAGTGGCCCAGTCCGGATTCTTCAGAGAAGATGAAGTTTGTATTCCTGTTTTCGAGGAAGTTCCCTACGCTTCTAAAATTTACAATCAATATCATGAGCAATTATTGGGAAGAGATTACAGGCCGACTGAAATGCTATCGATGTTTTTCCAGACTTTGTTTAGCAGAACAGAGGGAATAAATTTGGCAGCCGATGCAAAACATGTCTCGACTTATGGGAAGATCATTAGGAAGGACAGGAAGTTTTTGTCTTTGGTTTGGGAGCAGTTTAAGCATTATTTGCAGTAATGAGGAATGGTAAAATGGATTCTGAAATCATCGTGGAAATGAGTGTCAGATTTGGAAGAATTTCCGGTTTGAAAATAGGAATCGACAGAAGTCTTAAACTTCACTTTCTTGGCGATGCATGGAAAAATATGGATAATCATACTTTGAGATCTTTGAAATCAATAATCGGTATTTGGCATAATAGAGCTATGAGCGGATTTGTTGTTGATGGGTCTGTAAAGAAATTTACTTACCGGTCTGCAATTGTAGAGGATCCTGTTTTTGTCGCGAAGCAAATGCAGTCTATGTCTGGAGGCATTTGCAAAATTGTCAAAGCTGATAAATTGAAGTTTAAGCATCCTGCTGGAGTTGAGGGAATTGATTATGTATTCTAAAATTTTTCATTGATTATTTTTGATGGATTTGTAAAATATCTTGCAAAAGGAGTCTGGAAATGCCTTATCCAAATTTTCACGCTTGCAGAATTCGAGATCCTGGAGATTTTGTGCAAGATAGTTTCAGGACTATCAGCAGAGAACATGAAGGAAAAAGTTATAGCATTATTGTTGGCAAACTAAAAGAAGGCGGCTCAATGGTGGAGCAAACGTATCGTTATCCAAAAGAGTCTTGGACAGAATCCGAAGCGAGAAGTCATTGCAAATCTCATGATGGGAAGCTCTTTGAGCCGGCTTCTTCGGAAAAGCAAAGCAAATACAAGTTGAGTACGGACGTTGAAGTAAACAGGCATTACTCTGTTAATGTCAGAGTTCTTGATGGCAAAAAGCATCTCGTCGTTCCCGTTGTCATGATGACAGAAGGAGTTCATGTTGGGAGTCATGGAGCCATCTATCATCCCGCTAATGAGCTTTCCAAATTCGCGTCTGCTTGGAATGGAATCCCTATCACGATCGGCCATCCTTTGACTCGGACTGGCAGCGCGAATGATCCGGAAATTTTAGAGTCATCTGTCGTTGGAAGAGTTTTCAATGTTGCTTTCAAGGACGGGGCCTTGAGAGGAGAAGCATGGATTGATGAAGAGAAAATTCTTAAAGTCAATCGTGATGTTTTAATGGCGATTAAACAGCTTAAGCCATTAGAAGTTAGTGTTGGAGTTTGGGCAGATGAAGAACCTATTCATGGTATTTGGGGAACGGAATCTTACGAAGCCATTGCTAAAAATTACAGGCCGGATCATTTGGCTATACTGTTTGATGAAAAAGGAGCTTGTTCGTGGGAAGATGGATGCGGAATAAGATTGAACAAGAAGGGAGGTGAGGATAAAATGCCAGAGTATGTTTTGGAGAATGCTCTATCTTACAAAGGGACAGAGTCAACATCATGGGACGCTCCAACTTTGGCAGACTTCGACGTTTCTAGTTCCAGATGGGAGGAGTTGTCACAGTCTGAAAGAGCAAAGGTGGCTTCATGTTTCTTGATTGGATCTGCTAACGCGGAAACATTTGGAGATTTGAAGCTTCCCGTCGTAAATCCTAAGACGGGAAAGTTAAATGAAAGAGCTTTGAGAGCAGTAATCAGCGGAAGAGGGGCTCAAGTAAAAGGAGTCAGCGAAGATGAATTGAAAAGAGCAAGAAGGAAAGCGTACGAACTATTGAACAAAGAATTTGACGCAGGTCTTGAAATTCCAGACAACCTTAGCAGAAACGAAGAGAAAGGAGAGCTTAAGATGAATGAAAAAGGATGTTGTCCAGAAAAGATTGATTTGATTGTCCAGGCAGATGTTGGATTTGGGGAGTCTGATAGGGAAGTGTTGTCTAGCATGGAAGAGAAGATTGTGAACAAACTTGTCGGGCTTGTCGAAAGGGTGATGAAGGCGGAATCCGAGGTCTCTAAACTTCAGAAGAACGCCGAGACCAAAAAGATGGAAGTTGAGAAAGAGTTGGAGGAATTGAAGAAGAAACTTTCCGATCCTTCTGCTATCATGAACAGTCTTCCTGTCGAGGTGCAAGAGCAAATCAATTATGGTGTCAAGCTGTACAAAGAACAGCGGCAGAAGATGATTGATCTGCTACTGAATGAAGCAAGAGATGTCTATACGAAAGAGGAACTGGAATCAAAACCGATGATCGAATTGGAAAAACTTACAAGGCTCATCAAGCCGTCTGGTAATTTCCTAGGGATGTGGAGTGGCAGCAAGCCTTTGAAAGCCGACAGTGTTTCTAAGGCTGAAAAGCTGCTTCCACTTTTTTCGGTTTCGAAAAAGTAGTCTTGATAAGGGAGGGAATTTGAAATGGCGAACACGGTCAAGATCAAAAAGTACAGCGATGTTGTGGTCGAATATCCTGCTGGAGGAACGATTACTCCAGGCCATCTTGTGCGATTGAATTCCAGTGGGCAAGTGGTTGTTCATGCTAGTTCCGCTGGCAAAGTTGTTCCCATTATGTTTGCTCTTGAAGACGAACTTCAAGGAAGGGACATCACGGGCAACTATTCCAGCGGAGACAGAGTCCAAGTTTGGATTCCTGGAAGGGGCGATGTTGTCAATGCTATTCTTACAACCTCGCAGGCAGTGGCTGTTGGCGATTTTCTTGTCTCCAATGGAGACGGGACATTGAAGGAGCTTACTGGAGACACTGCGACCGTTTATGAGGATGCTACCGTTGTGGGAGTGGCGATTGAGGCCGTTACCACAACCTCTTCAACGGCTAGAATCAAGGTCATGATTATCTAACATATTTGGTTTGAAAGGAGGGATTCGAAATGTCTGAGAAAGTTAACGTTGATCTCGTTGGAAAAGATGGTGGTGTTGGAGACGTTGCCGCGAAATTGCTGTCTATGGGAAAGCTTGATCCTGGAAGAATGCGGCCATATATTGCGTCGGACGGGAAGAGTTATGTTACCATCTACAAAGGAGGCGATCCAACAAAAGAAGAATCTTATGATGTTGTGGAAGTCCAGACAAACGCGACTTTGCGAAGGGATGAATGGAAGCAGTTGGACGAAGCTGTATTGAGAGTCGCGGAGCAAAGGCTTGTTGGTATTCAAGACTTGGTGAATCGAAATCTGGTGTTTAATCTTGGAAATGCAATGGGGACCACTGTCCTTGAATACCATTCCTTGAGTGACGCTTTGGAGGCCGAACTCACGATGGACGGAGTTACCAGAGCGAAAGGTGATCGGCCTCTCTACAGCACTTCTTACTTGCCTCTGCCGATTATTCACGTTGATTATGAGATCAATGCGAGAGTTCTTGCGGCGAGTCGAAATCTTGGAAATCCGCTTGATACGACGATGGCTGAAAGGGCCGCAAGAAAAGTGTCCGAGAAGTTGGAAGCGATGCTTTTCACGGACACGACTTATACCTTTGGCGGAGGTACGATTTATAGTTATCTGAACCATCCTTCTGTCATTCCGGCAACTCTTGCCACTAGTTGGGCGGACTCCAGCATCACTGGAGAGGACATTATCAATGACGTCCTTGCCATGAAGCAGCTAAGCATTAACAATCTGCATTATGGGCCGTGGGTCTTGTATGTGCCGACTGCTTACGAGACCGTGCTTGACGCTGATTACAATGCTACCGCCAAGGTGACGATTAGGGAGCGCGTTCTTAAAATCGCTGGAATTGAGGCCGTTCAAGTTGCGGACATGTTGCCGGCCGATCATGTTTTGCTGGTCCAAATGACCTCTGATGTTGTTAGGCTTGTCAGAGGAATGCCAATCCAGAATGTTGAATGGTCCACAGAAGGAAATATGGTGACAAAGTTTAAGGTCTTGACTATTCAGGTCCCGCAAATTCGCGCAGACTATAATAGCAAGACCGGAATCGTTCTTTTGTCTTAATTTGCAATGCTTCGGTTTGATGGCTAATCAAGCTAAAGATTTTTAACCATGACAGTTGGAGCGGAAGCATTATGAGTGCGGTAAAAAAATTGATTGAGGAGTCGGAAGTCAGATGCGCTTGGATTTTTGGTGGCGGTCCTTCGTTGCCAGTGCAGTTTGGAGTTCCTCAATCTCTTGTTGAGTCGGTGCATTTTTGTGAAGCGCCTTTATCTTCCTACACGCCTTACTTTGCAAGTGTCTTTGATAGTTTATATGGAGCGATGAGAGACAAGTTTGATGCTGACAGTCCTCCTCACAAGAGAAAATGGATTGTGTTAGGCGTCAACAATGCATATTTATTAGGCTTGGAAGATTTGGGAAAGCCTTTCGTTCATGGAATGTTTTTCGGAGATCGGTCTTGGTACAAATGCCATTCAAATTTTCTTTCGTCAGTTCCGTCCAATTTTCTCTTGATGAGTTGCGCGAAGATGTTTGATTCGAGAATTGTAAAAGAGGAAGATCGTCGTATTTACTATTTTCCCAGGTCGGACAAAATTTGTGGTATTTCGGACTGCATTGGAGAGATCTGTTGGAACTACAATAGTGGAGGGGCCACGATTGATGTTGCTTATCAATTAGGGGCAAAGGTGATTTGTTTGTTTGGCTTCGACATGCGGGACTGCGTGGATGGATTGCGAGTATCACATTGGCATCCAGCACATACAAATTGGAGCGTCGAAAGAAAACGTCCTTACTCAAATTATATCAATGCTTTGTCTTTGATTGCCAAGGACGCCGTCAAAAAGAAAGTTAAAATTTATGTTGTTGACAGATTTGGGCATAGCAAACTTTTAGACTTCTTCGATCGAATTTCAATCGGAAACGCTTGTGACATTGCCTTGGATTCAGTGATGTTGGAGAAAAATTGAAATGCACGAAGAAAGACTTTTGATGATGCAAACAAATGCCGATATTGGAAAAGAGCGAAGTAATCATGAAGGGCTTCGTTGTGTTTGCGGGAATGATGGCATTGGCAGTAATGAAAAAAAGAATGGTGTTCCCATCGTCTCTTGTTCGAAATGTGGAGTTCTGAGGCAGGATTGTTTGCCATTCAAAAGTAAAAAAGAATGGGAGGACTTTTATCGCTTTAAGTACGTTGCAGGATCCATTCATACTTACGAGCACGATCGAAAAGTCGCTTTGGTTCGTTGGAACACTTATCAATTGTTTAAGATTTTTGGCTCACTATCCAGTGTCAAGCTGTTGGATATTGGAAGCGGAAACGGCGCTTGGGTTGATGAATGCAAGGCAAGAGGGATTGATGCTGTCGGCTGTGATGTTGGGGCCAAGCGCTTTTCTGTTTATCCAGATTTCTTTTACGATTGCCCATTTGAGGACGTCGGATTTCCAACATCTTTCTTTGATGTTGTGACTTGTCATGATGTTTTGGAGCACGTGTGGGATCCGATGCTAATGCTTAATGAAGTTTTTCGAGTGTTAAAATATGAAGGATTGTTCATATTGGACTTTCCGAATTTTTTCAGTTCTTACGGCAAGCATCATTGGAGATTGATTGAGCATATTTGGTTTTTCTCAGCAGATCAGTTAGAGAAGATTTTGAAAAGCATCGGATTCGAGATTATCAGAATTTTTGTTCCAATTCCTGGAAAGGTTTTGTTTATTTGCAGGAAGCCGTCTAGGGATAAATTGATTTCTGGCCGTTTGAAGATTGCTTTTCCTCCTGGAATTGGAGATATATTGTGGAGCCTTACCAAAGTTCCAGGATTGGTCAGAAATTATTATGGCAACGAAAATGATAGGACGTTGAAAAATGTTCCTTTGGCATATATTGTTTGTCCTCATGTAAGTTATGTCGGGCTTGACGAGAATGAAATTCAGGAAAGAAGAAAAAGAGGACTGGAATTTATTCAATTATATCCATTTTTGGAAGCAGTTGATGTGGAAGTCTTTAGTGATGAGAAAGATTATCAAGCTTGGTGGAAGGCATACGGAGGAAAAGTTAGTTTGGCAAACGGAGACGCTTGTCGTGATTCGATTATAGAGGGAGCGTTTAGAAAAGATTATTTCGTTTGCATGAATCGATCTATTACAAATTGCGGAATATCTTTACAGGATATTTATCCTCAATATGGATGCGAATGGAATTTGAAAATGTTTCGCAGCATTAAGAGGCAACTCAAAGCAAGATCGTATTTGGAAAGATACGGCAGATATGGGTTGTTGTATTTGAGCGGAGATGGGATGTTTAAGTTTTGGCTGAAGCATCTTGGAGGGATTTCCAGAATTGTTGATGCAATAGAAAATTTGATTTCGAATACAAAGTTTGCTGAAAGAATTGACTATCTGATATTGGTTGGGAAATCATATGATTTTGTAAAAGGAATTCATGACAGGCTCGGGAAAAGATATGGCGGGAAAATTTGCTCATTGCTTAATCAGACTTCTTTGGAAGAGCTTTTAGGGCTTATTGATAGTTGTAGGTTTGTGTTTGGATGGCCGTCTGGGATTACTGTTTTATCGACTGTTTTGAGGAAGCCTACTGCCATCGTATGGGATGATAAGTATTTTGCAAACTCTAGTTTTTACGTTAATTGCGTTCCTGCGGAGTCTGTTGGAGATTGGTATTTTCCTGTTACTATCAGCGACATCATTTCGTTTGGCATGGGAAAAAAAATTGAATCAACAGTCATGGATTTGATAGCCAACAAACAAATTGAGGAGAAGGAAACATGAAATCATGGAATGGAAAAATCTCGTTTTGCTGTGTTTGGTCAAATTCAAAGACTGAGATTTATGTTCCGAGTTCTTCGACCGTTATTGTTTCCAGAGACGGCGAAGGAGTAAGAAAGAGATCTGTTGTCAAATGGACTGTTGGATCTTCGTTTTCTGCAGATTATCTCAAAGCTCTATATGGAGCGGTTCTGCAGCATAGCCCGTCCAGTGGCTGTGATGTCGAATTTGTTTGCTTGACCGATAAAGTTGAAGAAGCCGAAAACGTTCTCAAAACATCGGAAAACGGAATACGATTCAGGGTTGAAAAATTAAATAATGAGTGGCCTGGTTGGTGGTCAAAGATTGAGCTATTCAGACCGGACTTGTTTGATCTTGGTTCTTGGATCATTTACTTTGATTTGGACACTATGATCGTTGGGTCTCTTTATCCATTTTTAAGGCTTCCACAATTGCTTAAATTGTCCTCTGGAGAGGACAATGTTTTCTGTGCTCTTCGTCCATTTGGAAATCTTGAGAGGATAAGAGGGGTTTTTGGATCTGGTATAATGTGCTGGTTTGGCAACAGTGATGATTTTGTGTCGATTTATGACGAGTTTTCATTTCCTAGCACAGCGGAGCAGTTTAGAGGAGATCAAGATTACATTTCTTTCAAGATTGCTCATCAGGCAACCTCTAGAATAAGATTGATGTTGCTGCAGGAAATTATTGCAGGAATATACAGCTATAAGAAGGACATCAGACATAGAATGCTTTCCCTTCCTTCTGATGCAAGAGTTATATGCTTTCATGGCAATCCTCGTCCTCATGAAATTGTAGACGAAGAAAAATGGGCAAAAGATTATTGGTATAGAATGACCGGAAATCTTACTCTCAACTCTATTGCCAATCAGGAGGCATGAAAGATGGAAGAAGAAAAGAATCAATCCAATAATGATCTTGAAGGAAATGAAATTGATAATGCTCCAAAAGTATTGAGGCAAAAAATTGAAGTTGTTTCGTTTGACAGTGCGACCTGCCCTGATCCAATTCTTGTTACAGGCTGCCCTAGAAGCGGAACGAGTATGATTGCAGGATGCATTGAGCTATGCGGTGCTTTTTCTGGACTTTCCAGGATTGACACGCAGATTGACAATGATTCCGTTTCCAGGCGGCATTTGATGATGTTGGAGAATGAGTTGATTTTGAATCGGCTTGTTTATCCTTACTTTGAGGGGATTGGAGCAGATCCAAAAGGACAGTTTCCACTTCCTAATTCCGAGAAGTTGTTGGTTCCGACTGGATGGAGAAAAATTGTTCAGGACGTTTTTGCTTCTCTTGGGTATGATGGAAAAACTCCTTGGATGTATAAGGACTCAAGGATCAGTTTGATTTGGCCTGTCTGGCATGTCGCGTTTCCACATGCAAAATGGGTGATTGTCAGGAGGAGGACAGGAGATATTGTTGAATCTTGCTTGAAAACTAATTTCATGTCAGCATTTAAGGATC